TTATGCTTATAAAGATTTTGGAGAATTAAGAATACATTTTCTTCCATATTTTAATGATGAAATAATACTTCAAAAGCTACCACAATTTGAAATGGGATACTCCAAAAATATTTTATGCACTCATCTAGGGCTACGTGGTTTTGATCTTGATAATGGCCACGAGGATATATTTAGTGAGCTATCTGTAGCTAATTTTAATTCACTTTCTTTTGATCGAGTATTTAGTGGACATTATCATTCTTTTCAAACACGTGGAAATTGGACATATGTTTCTTCACCACTTGAAAGTCATTGGGGAGATGAAGGAAAACATGGATATGTTATATGGGATTCAAATTTAGATGAAATAACTTTTTATGAAAATATAGACTCTCCTCGTTTTATTTCTGTAGAATTAAATGCAAAGAATTTAGATTATCTTAATAGTATACAAAAATGCTTTATTAGATTAACACTTAAAAAAGTAATTGATAATAATTTATTACTAAAATATAAAGAAAAATTATTAAGAAAAAATTATGAAGTGTTATTTGAATGGGATTTAAGTTCTATATCTAATAAAATGGCTGTTGCTAAAGAATGGAGCATAGCAATTAATTCCGAACCAACCGAATTATTAAAATCTTATTTAAATGAAAATGAAAGCGATCTACCTTTTTCAAAAACTGAATTATTAAATTATCTGGAGATATAATTGAATACTGTTAAATTTTTAGAATTATCACTTAAAAACTTTTTTTCTTTTAAAGATTCTGTTACTATTGAATTACCATCTCAAGGATTATTTTTATTAAAAGGTGAAAATTTAGATTTACAAAAAGAGCTTGGAATAACTGAAATTAAGAATACAAATGGTAGTGGTAAATCTGCATTATTACGATCATTACTTTGGGCGCTATTTGGAGAAAGTGGTAAGAAATTAAAAGCAGATTCTGTTATTAATAAAAAATCAAAACGTGATACGGAAGTTTCTATTTCTTTTTCTATTGGAAATAATATTTGGAAAATAATAAGATATAGAAAAACTTCCGCTGGAAGTGGATTAACATTATTATATAAAAATGGAGATGTTTGGGAAGATTCATCTTTTAGCGATGTTAAATTAACACAAGAAAAAATAAATGAATTAATTGGATTTAATTATGAAATTGCATTATATACTTTATTAATATCTAAAGAATATAATATCAATTTAATTGAAATGCCAAATAATGTTCGTTCGCCATTTCTTGAATCTCTAATGAGAATAGATGCTCTTAAACCATTTGCTAAATTTGCTAAAGATAAATTAACTATACAAAAAAAAGAATGGAGTGAATTACAATTTGAAAATCATCAAATGATTGGTGAAAAACGATCTATAGATGCTCAAATTGGTACACATATTACTAAATTTAGAAAAACACAAATTTCAAATGCGGAAAAAATTGAAGTTTTATCAAAAGAATTACAAATGTTAAGCAATGGTATTTCTATGGAAGAGATACACGCATTTATAGAACTTCAAAAAAATAAAAATATTCTTAATGCTAAAAGAAATCAATTAATAAATATTCAGAACGATTTTAATAAATTTTATAAAACTTATGCTTCTCAAAAGAAAAGTTTATTTCAAAATATAAAAATACATCAAGATTATTTAATACCAAAAATATCACAATGTGGTCATTGCGATAAAGAAATATCTTCATGCGCTACAGAAGAGTTACTTGCTAATAGTCTTAAAATGATTTCACTTAATAAAAACAATATAGCAAATTATAGAGAAACTTCTATGCAGAAAATTAAAAATATTAAAAATCTTATAATTGAAATAAATGATTTAAATACTAAAGTAGGATTATTAAATCTAGCTTCAAATATTCCGCCTGCATTAAAAGAGTCAATAACTAAAGCTATATCTACAAATAAAGATCCGTTAACGGAAATACACTCTATTATTGAATTACAAAAACAAATAGATGAGATTAAAAAAATAAAAATAGATATTTCAATTCTTTGGGATCTTCGAAAGAGATTAAATGAAATTAATAAAGAATGTGCTACTAATTTACAAAAAATGAATTATCTTAAATCTCAAATAGATATTGGTAGCTTTTGGGAATCATCTTTAGATTTTAAAAATGAAGGTTCATTAAAAAATTATGTTGTTTCAAAAGTTATTCCTGTATTTAATAATGTATTACGTTCTGTATTAGAAATAATTTTTGAAGGTAAAATGGAAATAATATTTGATAATTTCTGGAATGAAAATATTTCATATTATGGTGAAAATTATGATTATGGACAATTATCTTTAGGTGAAAAAGCAAAAGTTAATTTAGCAATATCATTAGCGCTATTTTCGTTATTCAGAATTAATTTAGGCGGTACATCATTACTATTTATTGATGAAGGATTTAGTCATATTGATGAAGCAACTATTGAAAAGTATCTTAATTTATTGCGAACTACATATTCACTTGATACTGCAGTTTTTATAGTATCTCATGAATATGGTTTACATTCATTTGTTCCAGATGGTACTTATATAGTTACAAAACGAAATGGGGAAAGCTTACTTAGAATTGGGTAATATTTTTAAAAGCGGTATATAAAAAATTAAAACCGCTTTTATTTTAAACTATTTTAATATCTTCAGGTATTGGCGACATTGAAAATAATAAACTTTTTCCAACTGGTTTTACTTTTACATTTTTTCCAAACATTTGTTTTATTATAATTATATAAATTCTTGTTCTAGCAGATAAATGATATATTACTCCTAAATCATTTAATGATCCTATAATTAAATCATGATAATCACTATTTTTCCATTTATTTGTTGAAGAAAATTTTATAATGGCAGGGCTTGCTTCTGGAAGTTTTGTACCATCAAAAGCTGCATTTAAAAAATTTAAAATTTCTTTTTTAAATTTATCACTTATTTTACTTGATTTTATATTTGAAAAAATTTTTTCTTTAATTTTATTTGTAGCAATAGATGATATTTTTTTTAAATCTGCTTTTAAATATTTTAATTTTATTGGTATCATAGCTCTATTATTTTCAATAAAATTTTGCGTTAAATAACGTATTGTAAAAAAAATATCATTCACAATATCATCTTTTTTTTCTTCTTTTTTTTCTAATTTAGATTCAAATGCAAAAATTTTATTTTTCCAATTTGGAATTTCATTTTGTATAATTCCCCTTATCTTATTAAATAATTCACTGCTATTTTCTTTGGTGGACATTATAGAATTAGCTTTAAAAAAACCAGGTTCTTCAAAAAATGTAATATAAATAATTTTATTTTTATCCTCTGATAATTTTTTTAATTTATATAATTTTTTACCTATTATAAATGTACATTCTCCCTCTTCTATAATATAATAATTTTTATCTTTTAATTTATAAAATATATCAATAAAATCATCTGATGGCGATATTATAGTTTTTTCTTCATTAGGTTCATTTTCTTCATTAGGTTCATTTTCCTCATTAGGTTCATATTCTTCATTAGGTTCATATTGCTCATTCATTTTTTTATATACTAATTTTTTTATAGCTTCTTTATCTAAAGAAAAAACTTGTTCTATTTTTTTTTTGCCTAAAAGGCTAAAAAGAGTATAGGTAAAATTATAATTATATTTTTTAATTATTTTTTTCATTTTTATTTTTGATGTATCTATATTAAATAATTCATTATAAATATTTAATTTAACTGCTTCTAAATATTCTTCAAATCTGCTCATGTTTTACCTCTAAATTATATTTAATTATTTTTATAAATTTTGTTTTTGTATTTCCATTAAATCTATATGAAAAGAATCTGCATCAAAAGGAACAAAAAGTTTATTTGTTGTATCAATTTTATCTGCAATGGCATCTGAATAATAAATTTTTTTAATTTTTATATTATTCATTATTATTTCATTATAGCTCATATCATTAGATCTATTTCCTTTAAAAGAAATAGGTTTAGAAAATAGAAGATCTTTTATAGGATTTTTAAAAGAAAGATGTTTATAGAAGTTTGTATTATTCGAATTTTTTTCTTTTAATGTTTCCCAAACTGTTTTGTAATAAAATGAAATTAATTTATTTCTTTCTTTTTCATTTAAAGATGATATTTCTTTGCCATCCAAAAATTTTTTTATTTTTTGTACTACATCATCTTTAATATCTTGATAACTATTGAAACTGATATTCTTATCAAAATTTACCCATCTGCGATTTTCTTCCCGTCTTGACCTGAGGTCTTTGGGTGAACTAACTATTGGCGTTCCTTCAACAAGAGCAACTAATCCAAATCCTGCGCTTCCTATTGCTTCTTTCAATAAATTATCAATATCATATGTGCTTGTAAACGTTGATATTGCTACGTTTCTTTTAATATTTAAAAATTTATTAAGACTCTCTACTCCTAATTGATGAAAAGCTTTTAATTTTTTTACTGGTTGAGATGCAATCCAATTGCTTTTTAACGGAATCCAAGAATTGTTTTTAATATTTAAAAAATTATTTAGATTATTTGTTCTTAATTGATAAAATTTATTTATTTTTTTTGGTAATAAAGAAGATGTGTATTTACCTTTTAACGGAACCCAAAATGTACCTTTATTTTTAAGTGTAGGAATTATGAAATCTTCTATTACTGATGGATTTGTTACTAGCGCTTCAAGATAATTAAATAATTTCATAATATATTTATATTTTAAATGTTATAGTATTATTTTTTTCTTCTGGATTCAATCTTAAATTTTTAAGTATTCTTGTGTACATTTTATTTCTTGCTCTTTTTGTATTTGATTGTTCCTCTGGTCTTTTTGTTCCAGAAAATGAAAATTTATCTCCTGATTTAAAATATGATTTTATTATTAAAGCTATAATTGAAAAAAATTTTTTAATATTTCCATGATTTACTTCTTCATCCCATTTTTGTTGTTCTGTAGAAAAAACAATTTCATATACATTATCTTCAAGATTAAAAGTTAGGAGGTATATTTTTTTTTCAAATGTAAAATAAAATTCTTTATGTTCTTCTTCATCCCATTCAACAATATAATATATATATTTATTTTGATTTAAATGTGTTTTTAACTCATTAAAACTTTTAATTTCTATAAGTTTAATATTATTAAAATCTATAGATGATGCTATTTTTAATCCAACTTCAGTAATATAATCTATAAATTTCATTTTATTTCCTTTAAAGAAAAAAACAATCTATTTTCTTTTTCTTTGATAAATATTTTGCTTCCAAACATTTGTTTTATAACCATTCTGTAAAGTCTTGTCCTCATTGAGTTTTTATATACAAGCTCCAATAGTTTTTCCTTTAAAGTATAAAAATTTTTAATAGATTCAGCTTCTTCTGATGAATATTTTTTAGGACGCTTAAGAGATTTAACTTTTTCATTTGAAAAAAGAAAATTTAAAAAATAATCTCCAGAACTTTTAAGGTCTTTTGGTAATTTTTCAACTATTAGTAACTCATATAAAGATTCTTTTAATTTTTTCTTTGTTTGGTCGCTTAATTGATCTAGATATTTTCTAAACTCATCAACATCTATTTGTTCTACTTCTGATACATTTCTAAAATATGCGCCAAACAATAAACGAAGCTCTAGTTGTGCGGATCTAATGTTGTCCGCGTTATTTTTTTCTTTAAATTCAAGTTGAGGTGAAAATGTAAATATTTCACTTTCCCATCTTGGTACTTCTTTCTTTACTATAGAAGCAATTCCGTTAAATAAATCACTTCCTCCCTTACGCATTATTGAATTTGAATCAAAATTTTTACTTGATTCATTATAAGTAAAAAAAATTAATTCTTTTACAGATGTATTATCATTTTTAATTTCAAGACCGTATAATTGTTTTTTTACAAAAAAATAATAATCTTGTTTAGATCTAATATAAGAAGATTCATTTCTTAATTCTGTAATTATTTTAATAAAATTTTCAATCAAGTCATTTGAGATCTCTAAGCTATTATCTTTTATAATATCTTTAAATATCTTAATATTATCTTTTATATATTTTATAATATCTTCATCTTTAAATGCCTTAAAAAATGAATCTTTGTTATAGGTTGTTAATAATTTATCTGAAGATAAATTATATTTTTTTGCATAATTAATCATAAAAAATAACATATGAGAAAAATGTGTAACATTGTTTTCTATTTCTATCATAGGTTTATTTTGTACATTAATATTTAATAATTCATTAATAACACCTAGTCTTATTGCTTCTAAATAAGTTTCAAATTTCATTTTAATAACCTTAATATTTTAATTAGATATTTGCAAAGCGAAATAACATCTTCAATTGCTGTGTGTGCTTTTATATTTTTTATTTCAAACATTTCTAAAAGAACTTTTAAATTATTTGCAGGATTTTCTTTTTTTGTTTTTTCATTTATATTATATGGCCATTTTAAAAAATTTAATTTAGTCCTTAATTTTTTTGTATCTTTAGTATCAATAAGAATTGTATTTTCTTTATTTAAATAAAAACTATCTTTTATATTTTGTAGATTATATTTATCGCCAATAAGACTCATTATTTTAAAATCAAAAGCATTCCCATTATGTGCAATAATTATTTTTTTTCTATTTTTAATTAATCCTAATAACTTATCTATTTTTTTTAATATTTTAAGTGGTTCTTTTGCGTTATTTTCTTTTATATCATTCCAAGATATTAATGTTTTTATTTCATTACTTAAATCTGCTTTTAAATATTTATGAAAAGAAAAACGTTTTTTATTTTTTGGATCATAAGCAAATGCACCAATTTCTGCAATTTCTAAATCTTTATCTAAATATTCATTTTTTATTTTTTTTTCATTTTCATCATAATATTGTTTACCTGAAATTAATTTTAAATCACGTCCACCTATTAATCCTGTAGTCTCTAAATCAAAAACAATCCATATATGTTCTTTCATTTCTTTTTTAGATATATCGCATAAATCTTTATTCATCATTTTAAAGTGGTCAATTAATTTCATTTTATTTTATTCCCATTTTTTAGAAAATAATATTCTATCTGAAATATATTCTAATTTTTTAATGCCAAATTTACTTAATATCATTTTATACATTCTATTTCTTAGAAAATTATTTGCAAGTTTTTCCATATAGCTTTTTAAGGCTTTTGGTTTTATACCTATAAGAAAATTTTTAAAGCTTTCATTTTCAGATACAAGTTTTTTCAATTTTTCAATTCCATCTTCAGTTTGCAATATTTCCGGCAATTTTTTGTTTATTAAAGAAGCAAATAAATTTGATATAAAGTTCTTTGCTTCTGAATTTATTGAGGAATATCCATCTTTTTCCATAATATGTTTTTCTAAGTCCGTTAAATAATTTATATATATATTTTTAGGTATTAAAACGCAATTTATCACTATTCCTAATCTATTTATAAATCCAGTTATTTGCAATTTTGCAAAATCTGAAAAAATATATTTAAATGCTCGTTCAATAGAAACAAGTTCATCTTTTTTCTTTTCCTCGTCTAGTTCTAATTTAGATTTAAATGAAAAAATAGTATCTTCTGAATATTTGGAACAAATATAAAATATAAAAGAAAATAATTTATCCATTTTTTCTTGATTAGAAGAAAAATTATCAACTCTTTTATATGAATGTAATACAGAAAAAGAATTTACCGAATCAAAAGAAATATCAATAAAAGAATTAATATTTTTAGCTTTAGCTTCTGGATAATCTTCTACAAAAGTTTTTTCAGTAAATATAAAAGCATAAGACAAATCTTCTATAAAAACAAAATAATTTGAATTTTTAATTGTATATCCTTCGCCAGATAAAAATAAATTTACTCTATCTTTAAAAGTTTCTTTTTTTTCTTCTTCTTTTTCTTCTTCAAAAGTTAAAGTTTGTTTATTATCATATAATTCTTTAAAAGTTTTTATATTGTTTTTTTTCATATACTCTTCTAATTGAAGAGGAAAAGAAGCATCTTTTATTTGTTCAAAGTTATATATAGTTTTTATACTAAATAATTCATTATATATAACTTTTTGTATTGCTTCTAAATATATTTCAAATTTATTTATTATTTTCATTTAATATTATATTCCTTCAAAATCAACTTAAAAAACAAAATATTCAAGTTGATTTTTTTTCTTTTTTTATTCTCTATATTTTAAATAATCATGCGCAGTTGAAAGTCTATCGGCGGCTTGTGATATTTTAATTTGTAACCAATCTTCTATATCACAATCACCTTTTTTAATCATATCATAAAGTTTATATGATAAATCATTTATTTTTTTAAGGTCACCTAATACCATTTCTATTTCTTGATATTCATCCTCATATTTATCATGCTGATAGCCATTACCAAAAAAACTACCATTTTCTTTTAATGGCGAATTTGTTTTTTTATTTAAATAGTCTTGAAAATTCATATTCATTCCTTTTAAGTTAGTGATTGTCCAATAATATATGAACCGTTTTTAAAGCCAGCTCTTTCCATATCTTCAATATTTTTTAAGCCAACAGTAACACCTTTAAATGGTTTGATTTTAGATGATTTCTTTCCAGTAAGTTTTTTAGATAATGAAGGTTCCATTACATAAGGAGAAATGATATTTAATGTATTAGGAATTCTTCGTCTTATTAAATTAAATAAAGCGCCTGCATATCTAGATCCAGCGTTCCAACCACTTGTATTATTGTTTGGTTGTGATGGAGCAAAGCTATTAGAAGAAATCATTCTTTAAATCTCCCGGCAATCATTGGTGTTTGGTTATACATTTTTTGAACCTGCTCCTCGTAATTAGTTGGATTATTTTGTTGTTCAAAAGTTTCCGCAACAGATTCATCAATAACTGAAGAGAGCAAAGAGTCATCTAAACTCTCTTCAGTAGGAGAAATATGAACTTCTGGAATACTATTTTCTACAACAACTGCATCCTCTTTTCTTACATCTTTATCTTTAATAGGAATGGAAGGTTTTTTATAAACTTTTTGTTTTTTTATTGGTTTAGATTTTATTTCTTCTTCTTGTTCTATAATATTATTAAAATCACCTAATACATCTGAAAACATAATATTAGGTTCTATATTTTCTTCTCTTAATGAATGTAGCTTTAAATCTTCACGCTCTTCTTTTTTATTTATTAATTCAAATCCTTTTATAGATGATAATATTAATAATATCGCTAAAGGATCAAAAACCACTACTAATAAAATTATAAGTATTTGTACTGCACGTCCAATTGAATCGCTATCGTTTGAATTATATAATATAAATGCTAAATATTTTAATGGGCCTACTTCTGATTCTAATGTATTTAATTTTGTTTTTTCTTCTATATATCCATCATTTAATTCATCAATTTTTGTTGTATGTATATCAATTTTTTTTGAGAGTTCTTGTATTCTCCATTGATGCCAACGTTTCTTTTCTTCTTGTGGTAAACTTGTTATTGATGAAATCTCATCTCTAATACTTTTTAATTTTTCTCTTTCTACCTCAAGCTTTGTAGAATATGAACTAACTTTATTTGCAACACCAGATGTATTAGTTGAAGCAAAAAATGATTTTGATAAATAACCATAAACGCCTAAAGACGTAATAGCCATTAAAACTATTAATGCAAAAGCTAAATAAGTGGTTAAGAATATATTTAATTTTTTATGATATAAATGTAAATAAACAGAAATAGATACTTTAGCAATTTCTAATGATGAACCCATTAATAATACAGAAAAAATTGCGCCTCTAAATATTGTTGTAAGTCCGGTTACAGAAAAAATACCTGCAATAGCAGATATAGTAACTCCGACTAAAAATAAAAATACTAAAAATACTTTTTGCAATGTTATATCTTCCCTATATTTATTATATATAGGGAATTATATTGTTGTCTAAATTATATTGTTTGACCACCAATTCCAGTAAGGCTAGAATTATATAGTGGATTAGTAGTAGGTCCTGTTCCGGCAGTTGGCATTGCGTAATCAACGCCATTATAATAAAGAGGGAAAACATTATCAATAGCAAATGTTACCATTACTTTTCGCACTTCTGCGCTTTCATAAGAATGTTCTCCTAAATTTACAGATTTAGGATATAAATTAACAATAGCATGTTCAGCTAATTTTTGAGGAGTAGTTCCTTCTCCGGGTGCTGTTGGTCCATATTCAATTAATCGCGCTAATGGTAATATATATTCTTTCTTATAGCTAATAGTACCAGTTCTTCTATCCCCTACCATTCCATGCCATACAGACATAATAGCAGAAGCACTACCGCTAATATAATCATAAAAAGAAACTTCCATATCTGGAATAGAGCTAAATTTTGAAATATGTTTTACTGTATCATGAAAACGAGAAATTTCTACTGTTTCCATTTCATTACTTGGCAATGAAACACTTAATAATGAAAGCTCTAAAGATTCAGAAATACTTCTACCAGTTTCATCATTTATTGCTTGCAATAATTGAGTATATCTATTTCCAGTTATAGCGTTATATGTATATGTATCTGCTCTTCTTGCTGCTAAAGCCATAATATTTTGTAATCCATCAAATTGTAATGAAAAGCGATGAGACATTCTAGGTGTCTTTGATTTAATTGCTGCTGTTTGAAATATATTTGCCATTTCAAGTTTCTCCTATATATAAAATATTTTTATAAAATATAAAATATAGATTTTTATTATTTTTGTTCATCGCAAACATAAATATATAACAATGAGCAATAAAGCGCGATACGGAATAAAAAATGGAAGATATAAAGGGCTTTCAATTAATTTACAAACTTTTGTTTTAACTGGGCATTTGATTGGATTAAGTCCATATATTTTATCCGTTAGAATAAAGATAAACCATAATATAAAAGTCTCTCCAAATCGTATTAGAAACTTTCTAAGAGATTATGGTGTTAATTGGAGAGACTGGAAGCAAAATGGTAAAATTAATGTTTAACTATTGCTTGTAATAATTCATATCTAATTTTATTTATTTTTGATAATAATAAATGCTCTTGAATATAAGCTATAGATGATTTCCAACAAGATTTTCTATATTTATCATTCATTTGTAATTCAAATAATAAACTTTCTAACTCTTCATTAGACGAATAATTTACAATTCCTGGACGTTCCCATTGTTCCATTTTTGGCGCTATAGTTACTGCACCACTTGTACTACCTTCTAACCATGCAATATTGCTTTTTGATTCATTGAATGTATTTACTTTAAGTGGTACAATTTGAATTCCTGGATTTAAACTCCACATAGTATTAAAAAACTGTATAATATCCATTTCATCAAAAGTTAATCTTTGATTGTCTGGAATAAAATCACTAATCATCCAATGCTCTTTTCCAATAAAGCTCCATTTCCAATCTTGTTTTTTATTTACTGCATTTAATAGTGCTTCTTTATGCTCTAATAAATCATTTCTATGTGTTGCGCTACCACGCCAATTTATTATTTTTTTATTTGAAAAATTATCTTGTAATGGAAAATTATAATCATTCCAAGCATTTGGAATCATTATTGTATTTTTATTATATCTACCAAAAAGGTTAACTAATGCAGGAGTGGTTACAGTTATAACATCAGCCATTTGAGCAGCTTGCACTACTGTTTGTATTGTTTCGCCTTTATTATAAAAATTAAAAGCAGGATTATATTTTGGTACATTAAATAAATCATCATCAAAATCAATCCAAATAGGTATATTAAAGTTTTTTGCCATTCTCATGCCTTCAATAAAAGCAGGTAATACAGGGCGCTCTAAATATAAAACATCAATAGAACTATAATTTACCCAATTCCCTTTTTCTAATAATTCAAAAGAAACACCTTTTATTTTTGAAAATGGTCCAACACTGCGATAATATGAACAAGCACCTTGTGGTGTGCTTATAACTGCGCCAACTCTTATCAAATCTATCTCCTTATTTTTGTAGGCCTTATTAATTTTAATTCTAATTGCTTTTGAGAAATATTTTCTATTTTGCCTAAATATCCAGATGTATTATATGTTACCCTAGCATAAAAAGTAATATTTTCACCAATTTCAAAACTTTCAAATTCTTTGCTTTTTATAAAATAACAACTATCTATATTATATAATCCATTATCTGATTTTATATTTGAAATCTTAACTTTTTCTATTTGATTACCATAAATATCTTTTTCAATATATAAATCATTTAATATTCCATTAAAAAGTATACGTTCTTTATTAAACTTTTTAATTCTTTTTTTCATATTGTACTATTTTATGCAAATATTTTATTTTTGTTTATATTTAGGTAAAAAAAAAGGAACCAAAAAGGCTCCTTTTAATTCTTTAGTTTTAATCTTAAAAATTATACAACAGTTACTGTTGTATTTCTTTCTTTAATGTTTGCTATTACTTTAATTCTCTCAATAGTTTTAATTGGAGTAAAATCAATTACGGCAACTAATCCATTATTATTAACAACTTCATCTGTATTAACAGTAGCATCGCAAATAACTATAAAGTCACTTTGAATTGCTCGTGCTTCAACTAGCTCATTCATTTTTTGAGTAATTAAAGCTGCAAAATTTTCTTGACTTTTTATATCGCTTGGCTCATGGAAAAAGAATCTATTAATATTAGAAATTGATTTTTTAATAAATAGCCCTACTCTTACAACATTTAATCTACTTAGTGCAGTTAATCTTCCATTTGCATTTTTTCTTAAAGATGATTTTTGTCCATTAATAAAGAAACCGCCAGTTAAATTAAACATAATTGGGTTTATACAATTATCATAAACATCGCCATAAAGTCTATCTCTATTAGCTTGAGTTAATACTTGTCTTAGTCCTTCTATATTTGCAATACCACCGCGTGTTTCTCCTGCAACTGCAGCGTATTTAGTTTTAGAAATAAAATCACTTCTACTAATGGTACCCGGCAATCTGCATGTTGGTGAATAATCACCTAATACACCTTCAACTTCGCCATTTGCATTATATAATTGTTTTCTAATTTTTACATATGGATAAGATACATGCGCAAAATAAGAATCTAGTTTTACACTTCTACCTGTATATTTTCCATTTGTCCATGCAATAGCTCTATCAATCGCTGCGGATGATGTTCCAAAATCAGGCATATCAATCAATGCAAAACAATCTTGTCTTATTTGACATACATCATTTAAAAGCGCATTATGAACATCTTGTTCTGGATAACCTGGAGCACATATAAAATCAAAATCAAATAAATCTTCATTTCCATATTTAACAATTTCAGGTATCAAATCAGAAAGAACTGTAATAGTTTCTCCATTTGTTCCACCTGTTAAAATATATTCCCCATCCCCAATTATATCGGTAGATGTAATATCAGGTATCACTGTTCCGGTAGATAATAAAGCGTCATCATCATTAAATTCATCAAATGTTTTAGCATGATCGAATTTAATAATAGAAGATAGTGCGGAACTATCACTTATTAATGTACTTAAATTATCTGCATTACCAGAAATAAAATTATATAAATTTGCAGATCCAATTAGTGAACCTCTAAAATAAACAGATAAATTTGGTTCTGCTGTTGCTGATCCCGTTACTACTATTCTAATTAAATTTCCTTCGCTACCTTTTCTTACTGCTCTAAAAGTACCAATAGTTTTTGCTGCAATACCAGTAGACGTAGCATTATTAGATACTCCAATGATTGTATTAAAACTTCCACTACCAAAAGTAATTTTAGATGTAGCGCCAGAAGATGGAGCTGTAAAAACAGCTTTATTATCTGCATTTAAAGTTACAAATGTTAATGAAGAACCATATACAACACCTAAAGTATTATCATTATTCGCAGGCGATACTTTTGATGTTATTACTTCATTAATATAAGAAACTAAAGTAGATCTACTAGGATTTACTCCAGAATCATCTTTTCCAGTTAATAATCCAAAATCATCATTTAAAACTTCAATTCTTGCATTAGGTCCATAGTAATATCCAGCGGTTGTTATTTTAATAACATTTCCGATTGAACTTAAATTAAAATGTGTACCTTGTCCAGCAGAAATAGAACCTGAAGTAAGTAATGCACTAACATAAGAAGCTGCAGATGTAATATTAGTTGCACCAGAAGATGTAAAAGTAAATGTTCCAGTTGATGTTCCAGATTCATTATATACTTTAAAAGAAACTGTTTCACCATTTTCAAAAGCACCGCTAGTTGTATAAGTAGCGGTAACTTCAGCAGGCTCAGAAGTTAATCCAGCAGTTTCTAAGTTTGTTGAAAAACTTAAATCTTCAAAAGTTGTCATTGAACTAGTTTTATGTCTTAAAACAAAATCTAATTGATGCGAAGGCGATGGTGCGCCGGAAGGATATATTTTTACTGTTGAAGCTAAAGCATTACTTCCAACAATAAATGCTTTGGTTGCATTATTAACAACTTCTTTATAAGAACGTGTAGGTGGATTTGTAGATGATGCAATACGTGTAAAATATCCAACAGAAGAATTTAAAAAATGACTATAAGCGCCTTCCCAACCTTCATCTGCAGAAGTTCCAGCATATCCAAAAGTATTTTTAAATTCTCTTAATCCGCCAGTAATTAAAGTTGGTGTATTAATAGGACCCCATGTACTTGTTCCAAGAACAACAGCTCTAGTTCCTGTTGCTTGTGGCACTTGTTGTTCTTCGGCGTATTGCTCATATTTAAAACCTACACCTAATATATCACTAACTGTGTAGTTTGCCATTATTTATCTCCTTGACTTATTGTTTTTTTAATTGATATTACACTTTCAGATTCCATATCTGCTAAGTGTTGAGATATAGCACCTATTTTAATTTTTTTTGTTTCTTTAGAATTAAGAACAAGAGTTTCATCATTACTTAAGAATACTTTTATAGGTTGATATTTTTTGTTTGTTATTGTTAAATCATAAACCATTTCGTTTCTCCTAATTATATATTTATTTGTTTTTAAAAAAAATGTAAAGAACTATTGTTTATATGATGAAAAAATAACAATTTCTTCATCATCTACTGTTTCTAAACTCCAAATATATTTTCTATCATCTTTAGATTCTATTTTTTGTAGTATTTCAATTCTTTCTATTAGAGGAATATATTCTGAATCATAAGGAAGTATTGCAGAGCAAATTAATCCAAAAGAACTGCGTATTATTTTTTTAGTTTCTTTTTCTTGTAAATCTTCATTATTGGTTTCATCAGTGAAGGATTCATCCATTTTAAAATTCATCCATAGTACTTGATTTGGATAATTAATTGGATCTGGAAAATGTTTTAAATTTATATCTGGTCTAAAACATGTTAAAATTTTGCTCATTAAATCATCACGTTCTTTAAGAGTATCTGTCCATACAGATATTTGAAAAGTTAAATCCCAAGTTTGGGGAGAATAACCAATAAGCACTTCTTTTTTTCCAAAATTATTTGTATTATAATTGTTTATTTTATAACGTACATATGGATTTTCTTGCGCAAATACTCTTCTAAAATCAGACACCATAAAATTTATTACAGGTAAATTAACCATACCATTATATGATGATGGATTAGTGCTTGATATATTAGTTCCAGGAGATGTTATTTTTCTAAATGTAGCAGTAGGTGTACCCATTATAACAATAGGTTTTACTTGATTACCATTTTGATCTACTTTTGATGAGCTAAATGATGCAAAAAATTTTTGTAATTCAAGAAAATAATGACCAAAAAGTGGTCTATATGTCCAAACGCTTTGTTCATTCATTTCTTATTAGCCTTATTTATTTCTTCTTTTAAAATTCCAAAACCTAAATATGATTTAATTTTTATCCAATCTGATTTTAAAATTAAATTTACACCTTCGCCTTCTATTGTTATTTCATTTTTACCTAATTTTGTATTTTTTATTTTATAATTTATAGGGTTTTTTTTAAAATCAAAATTAGGTAAATAAGATTTAATAGCTTTTTCTGTTGCAATTGGTAATGCTTTTTTTAATAAAGCATCATTTTGTTGTGCTAAATCTTTAGCTTGCTTGGTAATTTCAGAAATAAAAGATGAAAAATCTAATTTCAATTTATTTTCTTAATGATAATGTAAAATTTTGCAAAGATGGATTTGGAGCCATCATTTCCTCATCTTCATCCTCATACATATCATCATCTTCGCTATCTTCGTATTCTTCTTCGTCACTATTTTCTTCTACTAAATCACAAAGTTCTTCTAATCTAATTATAGCGCTAGCAAGTCCAGGATAGTTATTTTTTACTCCATAAAGCATTTCAAGAGCAATTTCAACTCTATCGCAATCACTTAATCTATCATGCTCTTCTTCATTCATATAATCATTAGATTCAGCAATAACTTCATTTTCCATTATTACATTTTTAAGTATTTCATTTATTTCCATATATTCCCTCTTATTTTATTTTTATTTTTTTTTAAGATTTATTATCAAAAAAACAGACAGTTGCAATATTGATTAAATATAATTATCTGTTGGTAATGATTAATGTTCGTTTATTTGAAAATCAAATATATCTTTTGGAATATTACTTAGATTAGTTTGTTCTGCATTAATAACTAAATGCAAATATCTATATAAATGTAAATCAGAATCTGAAACACTTGCAATAGTATAAAATGTTTTACTATGGGTTTTATCTATATTAAAATAATAAACACAAAATAAATCACCTGGTGTTGGTAAACGTTGTAATTTTTCTTCAATATCTGTTTTATTACAAAAGAATGTACCTTCTTTAATTATGTTTTCACCAAGTCGTGTTAATTCATTTATAATTGGAGCTATATCGGCGTACATATATACTCTAGTTGGTTCTGAATCATAGTATACTAATTCATTACTTTCTTGATACAGATTGCTTAATTCATCATTTTGAAGCTCTGTAGCATTATAATCTATTTTCCAATATAAAATATATGGAGAGTATGAAATAATATGATCTGAATCTGTTTGATCTACTAACCAATGCTCATAATTTAGTGGATCATAAGTTACATTTTCTATATTTATTGGATGATGCCATTGTGCCATATTATTCTTTATTTACAAAAGCTAAAATATGTTCTGCTTCTTTTATTTGTTTGTATTCTAAATTCATATCTTGCTTTAATTTATTTAAAAAGCCTGCTGTTTTTAATAGCTTAGTTATTTCTAATATTTTATCATTATATTTATCATCCCATTCCTTGCTCCACATTGAATTGCCTTTTTTTAATTGTTCTATTTTTTTATTAAAGTCAATTGCTAGAGCTTCTTCATTTTTACTTTCAAAATCAAATTTTTCATAGTCTCTTAAATATACATATTTTATAACTTTTTTAACGCTTCTTAATTTATCAAGATAATTTTTTTCAAATTTTTCCCATATATTTTTAGAACTAGGGATATTACTTTTAATTTCTTTATCATCTTTGCTTGTATTTATTTTTTCTGTTTTTTCAGATTTACCAAACGCTTTATCTTTTAACCATTGAGCGCCTCTTACAAGCGCAGCGCCAACCATACTAGCATCTAATCCTATAATTTCATTAAGCATTACACTATATTTTTTATTCAAAGCTAAGATCCCCTAATTTACCAATATCTTCTATTTTTATATTTTGCATTTTATCTTTAGGAATATTAAAACTTTTAGGATTACTAAAAATTACTTTATTAAATTTATCTTTTATATTTGGTATATTGAATAATGTATATAATATTGAGTTCTCATTTTTTAATTCTTGTTTTAATATTTCTTTATTTTCATTTTTTTGCAATTCTAATTCTATTGGCGTATATCCAGCATTTAATTCTGTAATAAAATTAAATATTTTAGAACTACCTAATATTAATTTTGTATCACCTTCATAATTAATTATTGAATATGTATTTGTTGCAATATCGTAATAAAAATAAAATTTTACGCTTTTTAAATCTTTATTTTGTAATTTAACTTGATCTCTTATAGTTAATACAACATTATTTAATCCAAATGATGGTTTAGTTGGAGGAAAGTTTTTAAAATATGTTTCATCTAATTTTGGAAATAATCTTTCTGCTATACCATCTCTTTCAAATAGATCAGCAATTTTTTCAATTAGATTATCTGTTTGTGAAATCATTTCTTGTTTTATTTTTTCATTACTAAAGTATTTATAAAGCATTGAAGAGATATATTGTGTTATTTTATATAATTGAAAAGTTAATATTGTTACTTTTTGTAAATCAATTTTATTTGCTTCTTTAAGTTGTTTTGTTTTACTACCTTCTTCATCTTGAATATAATCTAAAAATTCTCTTGATATAAATAAGCTTAAAGATGAACTAGATTCTAAATAACGATTTAAATAATTATTTAAAGAATCTAAATCTTTAAATTCATCATCATTATTAAAAGTAAAATTATTTTTTTCTCTTAAAGTTGTATTGCAGAATAAATAAAATTGTAAATTTGCAGTAGAAAATCTTTTTACTTTTCCAGGCAATACAGAGAAATCTTCTAAATAATCTAATCGACCTAATAAACTTTTTGATGATTTTAAATATTTTCTATATAATTTATTATATTTATCGCTTACATCTTCTGCATAATAGTTTAATAAATTATATAGTTTCATTTATTTTTTTCCACTTGATTTTGGAATACTTGATTTAAATTGGTTAGTTTTTTCTTTTAATGAATTACTTCTTTTTTCTAATTCCTCTATAGACGGTTTTTTTTGCATAGATAGAGCGTTTGTTGTATTTTGAGATTGTGGTTCTTTGTTGGAAGATATATTTACATCTTTTTCGGATTGTATTGTGTATGAATTATTCCATTTACCATCCCAATTTGTTTCAATTATTCCAATACCTTGAATAGCTATATTACTTAAAACAATCGGAGTTTGCCTTGATTCTCTAAGTGAATTAATATAATTATTTTGAAATAATGTTTTTAATTTATTAATTAAAAGAGTTAAATTATTCATAAAATTTTTATCTTTTTCTACAAATTTTTCTGGAAGATTTACGGGAAAGCTTTTTTGCAAAGGTCTAATTGCAAAGCGCTTATTTTTAGATATATATCCAGCAAACATTCTTAATTTTCTAAGAACATCTGGTAGTGTTTGTTTTGTTAAATTAATATAATATAAATTATTAATTAATGGAAGCAATAATACATATTCTTTATCATCTTGAATACTTGTTATATTAGATATAATTATGGTATTATTGTTTTTTATACCAAATTTAAAATAATCACTTTCTGTTAAATTATCCACATTATTAGCATCTCTTCTTAAGATTTTATCTAAAATTCCAGGAGACGATAATTTGCCTTTATTATTTATTTTAATTATTTTAAAATTTTTATCAACAGTTATAGTTAATTGTTGTTTTGCTTCTTGTTTTAAAATTTGTTCTAAAATATTTTCTAATTGATTTTTACTAATATTATCTTCTTTATTAATATTAATTTCGCCAATATATGTTGCGCTATCTTGTTTTGGTTCTTTTAAAGTAAATATTATTATGGATTTATTTTTATTTTCTGATGGCGGGGTAGTTGTTAATTTTGTTTTTTCTTTTAAAATATTTTTTTTATTTTTAAATGTCCATTTATACCAATATAAATTTTTTGGGAATACAAATTTTTTATCTTCAATTTCTTTATTATCTTGTTGTGGAGTTTTTCCTGTATCTGCGGACGTTTCTTCAGGTGTTTCTTCTGTAGATGCTTTTTTTTCTATTTCTTTTTTAAGATCATCAAATTTTTTTTTAATTTTATCTATTAATTCTTTTATAATATTTTTTGGTATAATTTTTTTTTCAACAATACTTTTAAATTCCTCAGTTGTAAAATTTTGATAATAAAACCTTCCGGTAATTAATATTTCTTGCTCATTTTCTGCTTCAAAAATATATTTTATAATTTTATTTTCTAAAGTTATTTCTTTTCCATTGTTATCTTTAAAATTAGAGCTTGTTAATTTATAGTCTTTTAAATAAATGTTTATAGAAAGTGCATCTGTTTGATATTTATCTATTATAATATAATTATCTTTATTTTTAGTTTCTTTTAATTTTGTCTCATTATTAAATAAAATATCTACATTAAATTTTTTATCTTTAAACCAATCTTCAATTATTTCTTTAGTTTCTTCTTTTTTATCTTGTACTTTAGATTCTTTTGGTATTTCTAATTCTGGTAATGCTTTTTTATTAATTCTTGATTGTAAAAATAATTTTTTATATGATTCTTTATTATTTAAATCTTTTAAAATACTTTTATTAAATATTTCTATTGTTTGTGATTTTGCTGGTAATAATAAAATTTTAGTATTTTTATTGTCTTTGAATACTGTACCTTCTTTATCAACTTTAATTTTAACTGGAGTGATAAGAAATTCTTGTCGTATTGAATTTAATTTTTTTTGTATTTTATCTACATTTTCTTGTTTTAATGAATTTGTTTTTATTGCTTGTTTTAAAAAAGCATTAATATATGGAACCTCTTCTGGACCAAATATTTTAATATTAAATTCTTGTCCATCATTATTAATTGCAGTAAATTTATTATCTTCTATTTTTATTACAATTTCTGGGTTTTTTTCGGGCGGTAATACAACAAAATTGGAAAATTGCATTATTTCATCTGATTTTTCTTTTGTTATTTCATTTTTTTTATTTGCATTTTTAACCTTTTCCACTATTTTTTTAGAAATAATTTCTTGAGGCAATCCAATTCTATCAAAATTTTTCCCTATTTCTTTAATTAATTCTTTAATATCATTTTGATTTGCTTCGCCACTTTTTTGTAATTCTGTAAATATTTCAGTTATTTTAATAGTAAGATCTATTATAGCGATTACCGTAGGATTTTTTTCCTCTATAGGAGTAGATGCAGGACTAGGTGTTGTTTCCGTTTCTGGCGAAGTTTTAGCTTCTTTTAATTTTTTTTGTAGATCGCCTAAAACTTCTTCAATGCTTTTTAATTTTTCTTCTAATTTTTTATTGCCTTCAGCGTATTCTTCTATTTGTGCAATTATTTTTTCATTATCTTTTATAAAATTATTAGCTATCCTTGGATCATCAAGACGTTGTACAATTTGTACTGCTCTATTGCTAATAGTATCTTTTAATGCACTAAAAAAGAAACCTAAGAATAATCCAAATAGTAATTCAACCATTTCATTATGTATAAATACTTTTTTCTTTGGATAATATGTATTAAAATATTCATTTATTATATGTTTATCATTCATTTTATTTATTCCTGTAATATTGGTATTGCTGGTCTATTTGCTTTTGCATTGGTTGCTAGTGTTTCTTGTTCTGTTTTACCTTCGCTAATTAAATCAGAACCATCTGCTGTACCATTACCACCCGCAGCTGCGAATCCACTAAATTTTCTTCTTATTGTTCCTAATATTATTTTTGCTGAAGCAACTGCATAAGCTCTAACAAAATCATCACTTTCTAAATCAATTGGTTCCGGGATAGAACCATACAATACTCCAATTTGTCGTGTTTCACCTGTAAGGCGGGTTGGGAAAACTTGCAATTTACCATTAATATGTTCCCAGCTTTTAGAACGTCCTGTTATTTTATTTGCATCTTCTAATTGCTGTCGCGCTTGATAATAATGTCCTAATTCTAATGTACCACCATTTATTTTTATAAAAGAAGCCATTGGTAAAGTAGCATATAATCCTTCATCAATTGGATTAACAAACCCAAAAGCATTACTATTTTGTGGAAATACAACATCTTTTATAAGAGATGATACAATATGCGTTGGCAAAGTAGCTTGCCCATCGGCATCTAAATCAAGCACTTCAAATCCAGTCCAAGTAACATCTGGACTATATTTAAAATAAATAGCTAAAGCATCATGTATAGATTGAGCTAACATTGATTCAGTTAGCTCAACCCTTACTAATGGATAACCTAATGATTGCATTATATAACCTTTTAGAAAACCAAAATTATCTTTCCAATAAGGATGTGTATAATCTAAAGGTAATACAAAATTACTTATTTTCATTTAAGTTTATGCCTTTTTAGTATTTCACTTATTATAGTATTTTCATAAACTTGCGAAGCGCCCATAAGCTCTTCAATATCAGAATAATCACCTAAATTACCTAATCCATCATAAACATTATCTTTAAATGTTTTTCTTTCTGTTTTTGAAAAAGCTTGCGATTCTTTTTTCTTTTCAATCATTTTATTTATTCTATCTGATAATGAATTAATTTTCTTTTTTAATGCACTTTCAAATTTATCATAACTAGAATATTTTGCTGTTAATACTGAATTTAATTCTTCATCTACTTTGCCTTGATTTTTTACACTTAAAGATGAACGTCCAGCTTGAATACTACTTACCAATTGTGAAGTTTTAACTTTATTAGATTCTAACCATTCAATTCCAGTTTTATCACTTTTTGTTTCTACTGGTTCTAAAATAGCATCTTTAGATGCTCTAACTGTTGGCATTGCATTAGTCATTTTATCTTGATATTTTTGTGTAAGTTTTTGAGTTATATCTCGAATGCCGGCTTTCTTTAAAAATTCTGTTCTTTTTTTATCATCTTTTAATAGATTTTTAATTCCTCTATCTTCTTCTTTTAATTCATTATAAGCTGGTCTAATTAAATTATCCCATAATTGTGCTTTAAAATTTTTACGCTTATCTAATGGGATCTTATCTATTAATTCTATATATTCAATAGAGTTAACAACATCATCTTGAAATTCCTTAAATGTTGGATAATCATCTGTAATTGCAGAACTTAAATTATCTTTCCTAAATATTTCAATCGCATCAATAACTATATCAATAGTATCTTCAATTTGTTTTTCAATTGCTTTTTCTTGCGCTTTAGTTGCTATTAATAACCCTTTATCTCGTAGTGCATTTTTTCTTGCTTTGATTGCGCCTTTTTTGGAAGGATCAATAACTTCAATATCAGATACTTCTTTTTCTCGTGCTGAAATATAATCTGATATAGAAGATTTTGAAAGGGCTACTTTTGAAATATCACCACTTGATTTTCCAAATATTGAAAGCAATTCGCCTTGATTATCTTTTATCTTATTTAATTTAGCTAAAGATTGAATATTATATAGCACAGAAAAATCTTCTAAAATAGTAATTCTATCTGTTGTTTTTATATTTTTTACTTTTTGGATTTGATTAAAAATCCATTGTGCATGTACATCATTTTTAATTCCAGATAAATCTAAAGAATATTGTTTTCCTTTTTTGCTCATATACGGCAAAGGATATTCGCCAGTTTGTAATTCATTTATTGATGAATTTAAAAAAAATGGTTTTTCTTTTTCATCATACTCTTCTTGTTTCTTATCAATCTTACCCTGACTTGCTTTATTTTTTATTAAATTATCAATTTCTTTTTCTATATCTTTTAATTCTTTTTCTAAAGCTTTCATATCTAAACTTAGATCATTTTCTATACTTTTCCAAAAATTATTATAAGTAGTTAATTCAGAACCTGATAATTTAAATCCATCCCATGGAAATTTACTAGAGGTTTCTGTTGTGGTATTTGGTATGCTACCTTCATATTCACCACTAAAATATCCTGTATAAACATCTGTACTATTTTTAGGGTTTCTTTTAGATTTTTCAATTGGTTCTTTAAAGAATAATTTTTTATTTGTAGAATAAAAATGTTTTAATAATTCATCACTAAAAAAATCTTGCAATATTTTAAGATCTTTTTTTTCTTCTGGATAATTTTTTAATTGCTTACTTTTATTTTTAGTATAACGTATTGCTGCTTCTTTAAATTGTGATGTACCAAAGTTTTTATTTTTTTCAATAAAAAATTCTCTAATATCTCCTGGTATTTGTGAAGATGGTAGTCCAGTTTTAGTTACAAAATCTTTAACTGCATTTTTCCATTGACCACCTTGACCATCTGCTTTATTCCAAAATAATTCAAACCAGCCATCATTATTTGTTGGGAATTTTATTGCTTTTGCTTCTATAATATAATGTTGAAATAATTTCATTTTTTCTCCAAGAAAAAAATAGTAGGTAGATTTACTACCTACTTAATATACACTAAAACTTATTAAACTACTTTATTTCCAGATTGAGATTGAGAAATATCTGTTAATCTAGTTGAATAATTATTTCCTATTCCGTTTGGATAAATTGTATCACTAGGGTTATTTACAAATACACCGGAAACAACAATTACAGATCCAGCTTTAATTGCATTATTATCGCCACTTCTTACACCAATAAATCCAGTATTTGCATTTTGCACTAATTGATAGGTTTTATCTGTAGCTACGTTTCCATCGCCATCTGGTTGTACTGCGATTGAACTAGGTTCAAAATTCCACATAGGATTGCTAGAAGAAGCCTTAGAAAAAACTACTGTTCCATAAGCATTTCCAGTCCATGTTCCAGTTACTGCATCAGTACTTAAACTTTCAACTTCAACTACAAATGTTACAGAAGCACCTTTACTTTTATATTCTTTCAATTTAAAAATCTCCTTTTTTTGCCTCAAGGGCAGGTTTGTATTATTTTTTTAATATTTATTATAAAATAGTTTAAAAAAATATAACAATAAAAATATTTAATAGGAGATTAAATATGAAACAATTTTGGGATTATATGGAAGTAATAAATGAAGCAAAACAAGTTAAAGTAAATCCAATGGGCCCTTTGAAAGAATTAGCTAAAACAGACATGGTATTTATAAAAAAATTTGTTATGAATATTTCTAATTCGCTTAAAAAAGAATTAACTGGAGTTAGTGATTATAAAACACTAATGGAAGCTTCTAGAATTGGAGTCAATCCAAAAAGTAAAGCTTATAGCGATGTTAGACAGTGGATGAGAACTTTTTTTGAAGATCATTTTGGTGCACTAAAGGGTGGAGTATATTTTCCTGATGGAACCAAAGAAAGTGCAAATTCTTTTAAAGATTATGCTATTGGTATGAATGATGGAGAAAATCCATTAGAAAATTGTTTAGTTTTATTAAATAAACTTCTTGAAAAAGGAATGAGTCCTGAAGATATTAGTGCAACTATTGGATTTTAAATTAAAAAACGAATTACAACGATTATTAGAACAATTAAGCAAATAAAGGTAAAATAAATAATGGGTTATCCAATTAAAAAAAATAATATAGTGCAATTTCCTATACAAAAAAAGAAACGTCCACCTTATTATTATATATTAAAAGAAAAAGCTATTACATTTGGATACCCATTATCATATCTTCTTGAGATTGCAAAACGTGCAATAAAAGATAAACAAAATATAGATGAAAGGATAAATAATTTTCTTTTAAAGCGTGGTAAAAATTATGAAAATGATATTTACTATTTAGAACAATTTAGTAAAATAAAGAATGGAAATAAAAAGCTTACAAGAAAAAAGTTATGAATTTTTAGCATATAAAGGCGATAATGTTACAAAACTTTCAACATTATTATTTATAAGATCTGAAATAAATCATATTACAGATATGCAACAATTAGAGCATTTAAAGTTATTATTAGAAAATTTAATAGACAAACTAACTGATTCTTAAAATTATTTAAGGAGGAAAAAAATGCCTAAAAAACCAAAACCAAGTTCAAAAAATCCAAAAAAACCATATTAAAAAACCGTATAATTATATAGGATAGATTAAATTCTATCCTATAAAACACACACACTGAGGTAAAATATGACTGCTTATGAGATTAGACTCAAGCTTTTAGAAATAGCAAAAGATTTATTGATTGAAAGATACAATCAAGATGAAGAAGTTGAAAGACTTAATTGGGAGCGAAAAGCTTTAGAAGCGGAAAAATTAGGTAATACACCACCAACTTTTGAAAGACACTCGCAATTCCCAACAGAAGAAGATATAGTACGAAAAGCAAAAACTCTTAATTTTTTTGTTTCATCTAAGGCTGGCGAATAATGAATGAATTAGAAATAAAATTAAAAGTGCTTGAAATGGCTAAAGATATTTCTGTATATTCATTTTTCAATAGAAAAGAAGTTGAAAGACTTAATTGGGAAATGAAGGCTAATTATGCAGAAAATGCTGGAAAAACTGTAAATAAACTGGAACCTAAAAATCAATTTCCGAATGAGGATGATGTTATTAAGAGAGCTAAAACTTTTAATGATTTTATTTTTGGTTAATTGAAAATAATAAGCCTACTTAGTAGTAGGCTTTTAAATTATTTTTTAAATAAAGATGAAAAGATACTAAGTTTTTCTTTTTTCTTTGTTATTTGTAGATTTATTTCTGAATCTAAAATATTATGTTTAGATTTTACAATATCAATAAGACATTGCAAATCTCCTAATTCACATTTTAGTCGCTCTATATTTTGTTCAGTAATACCAAATCTAATAATTTTTGAAATAGCTACTTGTACTTCTGCACATTCTTCTGCTAATATTTGTAAATCTTCATGTTCCATTTTTAATAACCACAATCCCAATCATCAATAATAAATTCATTTTTAATAAAGCTTATTTTTATATTATATCCAAAGCAATTTTCAAAATATGAAGGTTCAATAGTGCTAAATAATTTTATTAACTTTTGAAATGATGATGGTAGCGCTTCTAATAGTTCATCTTTATATGGTTGTTCATACCATTTAAATCCAGTAATATATTTTTGCTTTTCTCCATCTAGAGCATGTTGTTCATCTTCAGAAGTCCAACTTAAAAATCCATATTGCTTTGCAAAATCTTTATGCAAATAAAATTCTAAATTGCTTAATGTAAATAAACATGGTGAACCATCATTAAAACTTGGAATATATTGCTCCCATCGTATACCTAAAATATTTTCATCAATTATATTCTTAAGCGTATGACTTAAAACATCTTTAAAGTTTTTATTAATTTGTTTTTTCTTTTCTTCAATAATTGCTAATTCTTTTTCTAATTCTTGTAGATCCATTATATTCTCCATTAATCAATTTTTAAAAATTCTTCAAGAGATAATTTTTTTGTATTTTTAGGTTTGAATAGTTTTTCAACATCTTGCATTGTAAACATATCTAATATTTCGCTAATAGCAGGAATGCGTCCTAAATCTTGTAATACATGATCTTCTCCAATATCTCGTACTGCAACTATTTTGCCTTCACTATTTGTATAGAGCGCTCCAAATTTTTCTGCTAACATAAATATACCCCAAGAATTATGTAGCAATAATCTATGTCGACCATCCGCACAATGAGCTTTAGTAGAATCAAAAAATTCATGGAAGTGCATATACTCTTCCATTGTTCCACCATATTTTTTAGCACTTATAATTGCATGTAAATGCGGTTTCAAAGATTATTTTCCTCTATAATTTTTTCTAAACAGTTTTCACATATATCAATATGCCATGTCTCTCCATCTCGCAAATGTCCATAACTAAAAGTATGTTCTAAATGAGAGATGCAATCTCTATTTGTTTCTTGTTTGCATATATCACATTTATATATTGTCATCTATTAATTCTACCGCTAAAATTACCCTTACCATCCCAACCTGTAATTGTAACAAATTTACTACCTGAAATTAATTGCTCAATAATAGCTTTATTTGATTCATTATTTCCTGTTATAAAATCAATATAATGATTGCCTAAGCTTTTTGTATATTCTATTTTACCAGCATCATGATTCCAAATGTCATCTAAATGATATAAAAATTTATCAACTTCTGAATTTGTCATATAAGTGCTCCTTTTTAATTTATAAAAACAATATGGCCTGAAGAAATTATCTATCAGGCCAAAACAACTCGAGAGGGATTTGAACCCCCAACAAATTGCTTCGTAGGCAATTGCTCTATTCCAGTTGAGCTACCGAGTCATTATTTATTTTACATTTTTTCTAATGAATTAACAGAAGCATATCTAAAACTTCTGATTTCTTTTTTTCTAGCGTCAGTTACAACAGCAATGCTATCTTTTAGTTCAACACTATCTGCATCAAATTGCATTACACGAGCTTTACCATTTACTTTTGTAAAGGAAACTTTATATTTTCCAGGCTTTGATAATTTTTTAGTGATTTGATTTTTTGTCATTTTATTGTCCTTTTATTTTAATTTTAAAAATTTCTTTTGGTTTTAATAAGCCCCAAATAATTTTACTTGCTTCTTCTTCTGATCGTAATAATGCAAAAATAACACCTGAAATTTTTGAATAGCATGTAGTAACTTCTATTGCAAATTCTTTACGACTAGGGAAATTTGAATATCTATCCGCTATTATTTTTGCTGCGCTCAACATAGAATCATATTCAGTATTAAATTCATTTATTACGTCTTGCATACCTGCATAAAATTCATCAGGAATTAATTCAATTAGCGAATCCCAACTTTCGCCGCTACTAAGTGCGCTCCAAATTCTTAAATTGGTGCATTCAGTCATAATACCATGTAGAGTAACATAATTTTCAAATTTAATTTTAGTTCGCATACCATTACTAAAACGTATTACATAGCCTTCTTCATTGATAATATTTTTAGATTTTAATTCAGATGGACTTGCTAGCGCTTCATTTGATACAAGTGGATATTGAGGTGGATATTGTAGAATTTCTTCACCGCTATTTCTATCAAAAATTGCAAGTAAAATTAATTCTCGTGTATCACCATAATCAACTACTATTCTATTTTGTGGATATAGTATTTCAAATAGATATGTATATTGTGGATTTAAAACTTCATAAGAATAATTTTTTTCATTATGGATTTTATATGCTTCAAGCGATTGCTCTGAAATAAAAGATCCACGTGTTGCCCAAATCCATTGACCATTATAATTAAAAAGAATACCTAAACTACCATCCATTTTTTTTGTAACAGTGTATTGCAAATTAAGTAGCTCTTTAATTTTAAAAGCACTTTCTTCTTCTATATTCCAAAATTTTTTTAAAGGATGCGCCACAATATTATATGTGTCATCTAAAACTAATCCTCTGCATAATGATAGCATAGGACTCCAAACTGAGCGTGGTGCAAATTGTGCACTTTTAGAATAGCTATAAATGGTAAGTGGCAAAGAAGAATGACGTCTATCATTTACCATTCCGTCTGCAATAAGTGAACGTAATTCATTTATTTCTGGTTCATTTAATTTCATTATGAATCCTCTAATTTAGAAAGCATTTGTAATGCAAATAATAAACCATTTTCATAACCTTGTTCATAAGCCGCATTACTTTCACTTGAGCCACAAAAAAAAGAATCCAATAATACAGGATCTAATTCTGCAAGTTTTGCATTTAAAGTTTTTAATAGTTCGTTTTTATTCATATTTTTATTATAATCTATTTAAATTTTTTTGTAAACCTAATTTATTATTGTTTTTAATTCTGATGGACTAAAATTTAATATCTCATCTCGCACTTCTTTCCAAATTTCTGCTGAAGTGTTCGCTATTATTTCTTCTACTAAAATTAATGCACAAGCTACAACTGCATTACGATCTTCATCGCCTAAAAATCCATCTATAGATTCATGTAAATTAATATTAATTGATAATTCAATATTTGCAAATTTTCTTAATATTTCTATTGCTTTTGTTTTTGCATTCATTTTTAATTTCCTTTTAATATTTTACCATTGTGGTGGTATTGCAGTATTGACACCTTTCCAATCTTCTATAGGAATTAAAATTGCTTTATATCCTAAACTAAGTTCTGATAAAAAAGTTGATGCTGACATTTGATAATAAGCGCCGCCAAAAGGATAAAAAATATCTTCTTCTGGATTTTCTGCTTTAAAAGCTTCTGCCTTTAATTGTAAGAAAGCAATTAAATCTTGTAATGACATATCAGTTTCAATTGGGTAGCATACATCATAATCATGCTCTGTTTCCGGAATTATTAAAGTATCTTGATAAACAAATTTATTCATTGCATTACTTTTGTATTTTATCAATATTTAAAAAGATCATCTTCAAAAAAATCATCATCTTCATCATTTATTATATCAATTAATAAATAAATATTTAATATTAAAGAAAACATCAAAGTAAAAAAAGCAACTGTTTGCATTATTCCCGTCCTTATGTATTTATTATAATCTATTTAGTTTTTTTTGTAAACCTTAAAAATTAAATCCAGCATCAATAAAGGTTTGCATAAAAGCTATGGCGTTATCTTCATTTTGAAAAGATTTTTCTATTTCAAAATTAGGTCCAGAAATATTGACAATAAAATCAATTTGAAAAACTGACCGAAATTGGTCATATATATAAACTTGGCATTTATTAGGATTGCAATTGATTGTTGTATTTGAATCTATTTGAATTATCATATATTTATTATAATCTTTTTAAGATTTTTTGTAAACCTTAAGTTTTTGATTATAATAAATTTTTATATGATATAAATATTTATTATAATTTATTTTGTTTTTTGTAAATGTTTTGGATAAAAAATTTTCCCTATTGGTTTAAATACTTTTTCCCAATTATTTTTTTCAATATATTCATCTATTTTATTTTTACCTTCTTGTGAAATATCAAGTTGATATATTGCGCCTATAACTTGTTCATTGTCTGGCCACAAATCATGAAGCATATTGATTTCAAACTTATATTGTTTGTTATTATATTTTAAATTAAAAGAAAATTTATATGCGGTATCTACATTTTTTATTATAATTTTTTCTTGTTTAAATGTACCACTTATGCTTTTTTCTGCTATTTCTAAATAATATTGAAAATCTTTCATTTTATACTCCTACGATATATTTAAATAATTAAATAATAATTTTATTTAATTATATGAGTTAATATAAAATTTAAAATAATAAATAGATTTGTTATTATTGCTTGAAGAATTAAAAATGTGCGTATATAAGCAATCTTATCAGCTTCATTATTATTTAATGTTGCTTTTTCTCCAATTGCTTTACACCATAATCTCCACATTTTATATTATGTAGTGCTCCAACCAAAACCTTCCCAATTTTTTTTATCATCCGGTAAATTATCTTCGAAATCTTCTTCTGGCATTCGAAAAAAATTGTCTTTTGTTACTTCCCCTAATTTTATATATTCATCTATTAATTTTTTTATATTAATGTTTTTATAGATAGTTGGATCAAAAGCTATTATTCCACCCATACTATTAATATCTTTATATACATTTGTATTGCTTTCCCGTGCATTTAAAATTTGTTGATATTTATTATTTGTTGATGCCATTTCTAAATATTGTTGAAAATTTTTCATTATTGATTTCCTTAATTACTGTATTTTAGTTTGTTTTATTGGAATAATTAAATTAAAAGCATTTTTTAAACTTAAAGCTTTATTTGATGAATTTAACCAGCTTGGTGGATTAATATTAAGTTGATTACGTAAAATATCTAATAAAATATTTCTTCTTTTAGCGTCTAAAACATTTAATAGTATTTTGCCTTTAATTTCTTTAACTTTATTTATTAGCTCTTCATCTTCTGTATTAGGATTATCTACAAGCTTATATATTTTATTATATTCTAAATTTGTAACTTTATATTTTTGTAGAGCAGTGCTTCCATATCTTTTTTCGTCACCACTAGCGCTATGTGCCGCGGTTATTCCTATATAATATATATTGTTTTTTTGACCAAACTCAGAATCTTGTCTATCTATTTCACTTTTTTTATCTTCCCAATCTTGAAACCATAGATTTTTAAAAGAATTCCAAAAGTTTGTTCCATTATTTTCATTTTTTTTAAGAAGGTTTTCAATATCTGTTTTAGCACTTGCAATTTTTTCTTTTATTTGCTCCCATTTATAAAATTGTTCTTTAGTAAGACGTTCTTTAATAATTTTATCTTCTATATCTTCTATATTTGCATAATCAAAAGTTTGTTGTGCTGCTTCTAAATATTGTTTAAATCTGCTCATGTTTTCCCTCTTTATTTATTTTTAAATATTACTAGAGATTTATTATTATCTTTTTAATTTTTTATAAAGAACTTGTAGAGTATCGCTTATTGTATATTTTTGTATATTAAATACTTCTGAATTTATTAAGCTTAAATAATTTTCTTTTTGTAAAATAACCGCTTTTAAATCTTTATAGTTTTTAAATTGTCCTAAGGTAAGATCAACAATTATTTTTGTTTTGTTATTATATGCTACATTATGTGGAGCACCATTTACTTCTACATAAGCTAAATACCACGGCCCACTTTCTCCATCATTCCATTTTTCTGTAATGCCATCCAGCACAGTTTTTCCAGTATTTGCATGATAAACAAAAGCTGCAGAAGCATCAGAGCAATCTTCAATTCCGCATGATATACCTTGTTTATATACAGAAGCTATACTTTTTCTTATAGCTAAACTTATAATTTTATTGTGTATAAAAAATTCTTTTTTATAAATTGCTGGTAGAAGTATTAATTCCATTATGCTTTCTTGCGCAATACTACCATCTTCTTTTTGAGCTTTAAAAAAATTATTAAATAAAGAATAAATCTGTTTACTAGCAACTGGATTATGCGAATGAATTCTAATTTTTAAATTTAATTTTAATGTTTCATTCTTTGGTTGCATAGCAATATAATCTAATATTTCATTAATTAGAAACCAAGCACAATCATATCCAGAACCATTTCCGGTTCCTAAATCATTATCAAATGAAAATTCAGAAAAACGCAACCAACGATTTTTACGTACTGCATTTTCAAATTCTTTTTGATTTTGCACTACTACCCAATTAGATTCTATAGGTAATCGCTCATCATCTAACCATAATTTTTTATTTTGATTTTTCGCTGCTTCTAAATAATATTGAAATGACTTCATGTTTTATTTTTATTAGGATATATTAGAAATGCTTAAAAATATTGGGTCCATAAGTCAGAATTGAACTGTTATCTTCTGAATCACAATCAGAGGTTCTAACCATTAAACTATTGTGAACTTCTTGATTTTAAAAATAATATTCGGAAAGGAGAGATTTGAACTCTCACGCATTACTGCACCTGTTTCTAAGACAGGCATGTCTACCATTTCATCACTTTCCGTTATGAGGCATTGGGTTTGGCTAATTTTTTATACACTAATTTGTTTTTAATTTACTATCTATTTCTTTAAGGATTTGCGTATAATGACTTTCTACTGATCTTTCGCCTTTAAGTGGGAATCCTTTTCTTGTTTCAATATAGTTTTTCATTTTATTAATTTCTTCAATCTGCTCTTTTTTTGGTAAGCTTAATATATCTTCTGCTTTTTTCACAACATAGGATTTATATCCAAAACCTATTGCTAAATAAACTAAAGCAATCATTGCAGATTTAAAAACAAAATCAGTTACTTTACCTTCACTTATATATTCATTAGAATTTCTTAAGTTTTTAGCTTCTTCTAAATAATTTATAAAATTTTTCATTATTAATTTTTTCTCTAATATATTTATTTAAAAGGAGATTTAAAATATTAAAAAAATTCGGAATGGCAGGATTTGAACCTGCGAAATCTCCTGTTCCCAAAACAGGCATGTTGACCGCTACACCACATTCCGCTTTTTCACTGCATCACACAATACAAACGTAGAGTGTAACACACGCTAATGGCTTAAGAAACTATTTAAAGTCGCCATAACGACTAAGATAACTGGAGCTACCTGCAAGAATTGAACTTGCAAACCTACATTACAAGTGTAGAGTTTTACCTTTAAACTAAGGTAGCATTTTTTTAATATATTCCCAACTTAATTGATTTTTATTAACAACTATTATTTTTAAATTATTTTGAATTTCAACTAATGATATTTTTTCTAAATCATTAAAACCTAAAGAAGGGTTTATATTATTTATTAAAAAATCATTTTTAGGATCTATATATACATTATAATCTTCTAAATAAAAATCAGGTTGATATGTTCTGTGCTTACCAAAAGGATCAATATAATTAATTCTATTTGGTATATTCCATTTTATATTATTATCATCAAGATTTTTAGCTAAAATTAATTCATAAGTGCTTCCCAATGTTTTTCCATTATAATTTATTTTTTTTGATTGCCTGACCCCTCCTAATCCCCTTTCTTTTGCTTTTTTTGATTGTGATACCTTAAATGATTCTGAATGTTTTCTACCTAAGCTTTTTTCTTTAATTTTATTTTTTGTTTCTTCTGAATGAGCTAATCTACTATCTAATTCTTTTGTTAATCCTTTATTCCATCCTGGTTTTTTGGATTTTTCTTTATTAGGAGTAAATATTTTTCCTATATTAGTATGATTTCTCCAATAATGCGATCCTATTCCGGTTTTTGAATATTCTTTATTGCAATCTAAACATAAATAAATATTTTCATCAATTTTTTTAACATTCATTTGATGAAGACCTGTTACTTCTTTTTTATATCTTAAATTTTTATTTATTCCTTTACAAACATTATAATGTCTATTAAAAGCATAATTGCTAATTGAATCATTACATTTATTACAAATTGTAAAACTTTTTGTTTTTGATTTACCATCTTTTCTATTCATATATTATTATATTTAATAACTCATTGGTAAAACTATTTATAAATTTTTTTACAATAACATTTCCCTCTCCTTGACTCGACTCGAACGAGGGATCACTGTGCCAAAAACAGTTGCCTTACCAACTTGGCCAAGAGGGAATATTTGTTGGTTTCTAGTATAGAATACAATCTAAACCAACAAAAGATTGTATTATTTTGCTAAGTTTATTTAAAGTCGCCAATATAGCAAAACAGTTCGACTATTTCTATAAATGAAACCATGGCGGAACTAACGGGACTTGAACCCGTGACTTCCTGATTGACAATCAGGCGCTCTAACCAACTGAGCTATAGCTCCAAATTTTCACCACATTACACAATATATATATAGAGTGTAATACACGCTAATGGCTTAAGAAACTATTTAAAGTCGCCATAACGACTATGATTGCTGGCTCCCTCTTTTTTTTCCATTTTGTGGAATAAAAGAATCAACATATTTTTTGCAACATTGCACAAAATTTTGTTTTGAAAATAAATAAACATTTTTAATTTTATTCCATCCTTCTTTTGAATAAATTTCGTATAAATTTGTATAATAAATTTTATTATTTTCATAATTTATTGTATTTTTAATTTTTATTTCTTTTATAGATTTTTTTTTAATAAATCTTCCTTTTTCCCATCCTTCTGGTATTGCATCAATTTTAAAAATACTTTTATTTTCTAATCCATTAGTAATCCACATTTTTCCAAATTGAGAATTTTTACTTCCCGCTTGAGAAATACTTGTTAATTTACTAACATTTTTTCTAAGTTGTTCAAATTTAATAGAAGTAAATCTTTTTTGATTTAAAGCCGAAACTGTCATCATTATTAAAGCAAACTTCATTTTAATCTCTTTTTCTTTATTATATTTAAACATTTTACTTAAAAGTAAATGTGCAATATAATGTTCTTTTGCAGTTAAAGAAACTATATTATTTTTTTTATTATTCCCACCAAAAGATCTTGGAATAATATGGTGATTTTCATAATATTCGTTTTTTATAACTTCTTTTTTTCTTTTTCTAACTAAATTAAAATATATTTTTTTATAATTCATAAACTGTTAACCTTATATTATATTTAGTTAACAGTTTATTTTTAATAAAAAAAATAAAAAAATAACTGGCTGGCAAGGTTGGGCTCGAACCAACGACCTAGGCATTACTTTACCACTATAGTTTACACTACCAACAAAAGTTGTTTGTGGTCTGGACTATCCCTTCACCATATATTTTACAATACTTAGGCGGATGATTATAGTCTCTACACGTTCCTTATTTCTAAGGCTTCGCTCGGTATTGGGCAACATTTTAGTGTCCGCCGTTCACCGAATTTACATCAACTTATTTGCATAAGCTATATCATAAAATTTCTTTTATGTACTGCCAAAAAACAGTGCCTTGCTACTACCTACTGAGCTACTTGCCATTGTAATACTCCCAAGGGGAATCGAACCCCTATTCTTAGAATGAAAATCTAATGTCCTAACCGTTAGACGATGGGAGCGTATTGTTTTTTTTATTTTACTTTTCGCTTAATTAAAATGTCTAAAATATTTTAAGCTTTTACTCCACACAAGATTAAATTTTTAGCAAAAATATGTGCTTCATTTTCAGTGCTAAATTTTTTCTCTAAACAAAAATATTTACTTTCAATAGCAACAACCCAATAGTCTGAATTACTAACTCCAGGCGTATGCGCTTTTGTTACATATACAACTGGTTCTTCATTTTCTGTATTACAGATAAATGAAATATTTGGTTCAATTTCTAAAGTTGTCCAATTCATAGTATAATCTTAAGGAATGATTTTGCGTCCAGCACTTAAATTAATTAAAAAACCAATTACCATATATACTACTAAAACTGTTCCAATTGTTTCTAACATTTTTTCTCCTTTGAAAAAATTTTGGGTTTGGTTGGAATCGAACCAACTATGCTTGAAGCGGTGGCTTTACAGGCCACTGTCCTACCATTAGAACATCAAACCCTTTTTCACCGCATTACACAATACATATATAGAGTGTAACACACGCTAATGGCTTAAGAAACTATTTAAAGTCGCCATAACGACTATTAAGATAACAACAATTTTGCATTGCAGGATTCCATAGCCCTGCTTTTCCGACATGTAGTCGTTGTTTTCACTAGATAAACTAAATGCAGTTTATTGTTTATATCTTTATTATACTTTTTTTATTTGTTTTTGTAAACCTTTTATTTTTTTTCACCGCATTACATAGGAATTTCTTTACTCTATATAATACACGCTTATGGCTTAAGAAACTATTTAAAGTCGCCATAACGACTATTATTTTAGTGGTGAGATTCCAAGTCTCACTTTTCCGACATGTAGTCGTTGTTTTCACTAGATAAACTACACTAAAATTTAAGATCTCGCTCGGAATCGAACCGAGGTATAAGGATTTTGCAGACCCTTGCCTTACCACTTGGCGACGAGATCAAGTATTACGTGAGTCGTTCGGGATTCGAACCCGAGACCCTCTCCTTAAAAGGGAGATGCTCTACCAGCTGAGCTAACAACTCAAAAATTTAAAAAATTATTTGAATTAAGATTCTATACAAATTTTAATTCCAATTACAATATATATAATAAGAATTATTTGAATTATAATCATTTTTGTTTTCCTTATGTATTTATTATAATCTATTTAATTTTTTTTGTAAACCTTTTGTTTTCACCGCATTACATAGGAATTTTTTTACTCTATGTAATACACGCTAATGGCTTAAGAAACTATTTAAAGTCGCCATAACGACTATTGGAGATGCTTAATAATCCCCCATGAAAATAATACTGCGTCCTTTTTTAATCTCTTTTTCAGCATATTCAATAAAATCTAAATCTTCAGGAAGATAATGATCTTTATTATAACTAATTGTAACACCTGTAGGCAACTCTTCACAATTACAAAGCACTTCTTGCAATAATGTTTTAATATCGTTTTTATTTAAAACAACCGGAACTAAATTAAAATCGGTTTCTGTATCACCAGTTTTTTGAATATATAAATCTCGCATCCAAGAAAAAAGTTTATGATGCTTTCTCCATTCAGCAATAACAGAACCATTTTGTAAATGAAGCATAAGATTGCTTTCTTGTGAAAGATTTTTTGAATCAACTGAATAAGCATACATATCTAAACCCATAATAATTTCTCCTTATATAATCTTAATTTACTGTTGCTAAAATTTTTCTTGGAAGCACTTCGTAAAAAGTAACAGTATATCTATATTCGCCAAAATTTTGAAATGGTTGTTGAAAAACTTTATACTCATAAACACTAGTGGTGGTATAAATCTTTACCCAAGAAATTTCTGGTAGAAATTTTTCGTCTCGAAGAACTATTTTTGGTTCTTGTCTTTCTTGCCATTTCGAAACTTCAAAATTTAAAAACTTAACAGTTGTGGTGGCAAGAACTTCAGAAGGGAAAGATTCTTGAAAATATTGTAATGCAGCATATTTTCTATATTCAGAAGAACCATTTCCGCTGATTCCTAATTCTTTGGGATTGATTGAAATTTCAGTAGTATTCATATTCACCTCGCTTGTATTTTTATTATAGTCTGTTTACTATTTTTTAGAAACCTTAACTTTTTTCTTTTTTGGAATATAGGTTCTAGCGGAAACTTCATTACCATCTGCCAACATATACTCATTGTAAATATTGGTAATATCATAAACTACAGTATAATAAAAATAATTAGAATCTTCATCTTCGTCTAAAACTTTAAAATTTTCAATATAAGAATCTGGTGTAAGATTTTTTATAAATGCAAATAAATCTGCAAAATTTTGCTTAGTGGAAGTTTTAATATTAAGAGTTGTAGTAGTGCTTTTTTTTGTGATTAACATATTTTCTCCGATTGTATTCTTATTATAATATAATTAAGTTTTTTTGTAAACCTAATTTTTCTCACCGCAACACCTTCTCGGCGTGGCACGCATTGGACCTAAGAGCTATTTTACTTCGTCCAATCGAAGATACTAAACTTTAGTAGTTTTTACCGCAGTTTTCTCAACTTTAGTAGTCTTTGCTACTTTTTTTCTGGGGGCAAGTGGTTTTCTTACATTTAAAAGCTTAAGTGCTTTTACCAACACTTCTCTTTTTGTCGCATCGCTTGCAGTATCTACTAATAGCATTGCTATTTCTTTTGAGCCAACTAAATCAGCAATTTCGGAAACTGCGATAGCAATATTTGCTTCTTGAATTGAAGCGTAATTTACACCATCAACTTCATATACTTTTGTAACTTTTGTTTGAATTTTTTTCATTCTAAAATACCTCGTTTTGTTTTATATTATTATTATAACTTTTTTATTATTTTTTGTAAGCCTTGATTATTTTACTGTCCAAAGAATTCCGCAACCACAAGAATTATAAACTTCAATACCAAACATAGTTTCATTTTCAACAAATTTAAAATAATCTCTACTACCGCCAACTACCTAAATACCATAAACACCAAGCGCTTTATCTTTAGAAATTTCAAATAATTTAGTATCTTCAAGAGTTTCAACGCAATCAGTCATGCCATTAAAAGAAGAAAGATTTTCTACATAAAGCTTAGGCGCTTTTTTTACAAATGATTTTAGAGTTGCAAGAGTGATTTTTTTATTTCTTAATTCGTTTGTTTTCATATTTTAATTATAATCTTTATATAATTTTTTGTAAACCTAAACTTTTTATAATCCAATTCCATAAAATTTTATTAAATCTGGATAAGCCTCTAATGCTTTTTTAATTTGCATGGTATTGAAAAAACGCTTATTAGATTTATAATATTTTTGCAAATCACTTTCAAAGATATATGAATATATTTTTCGCATCATGAATATTTTTGATTTTCCATTTGGATTAATTTTTATTCCTGCGCAAAAAGCTTCTTGTGCGATTTTTATATTCATTTGTAATGTGATATTTGTTTTATTAGTCATTTAATATACCTTAAAGTGTTTTTGCTTATATTTTAATTATAATTCTTCTTTATTTTTTTGTAAACCTAGACTTTTTAACTTATAGCGGTAAATAATTTCCCATTTTCTTATTTATTACAAATTGAACACCGCTGCCATTATTTAGTGCAATTTCAACAAATTGTTCACTATCTGAATCAATTTCTGACGCTTTTATTTCTTTTACATTCCAAGGCTTAATAATGCTAGGTAAAGAAGGATTTGATCTTTTTTTGTCTTCTTCTAGCCATTTAACATGATTTTTTACAATATATAGATTTTTCATTTTATTCCTCAATTAGTTGTATATTACTTTTATATCTTTTTCCATGCCAATGATTAATTGCTCGCATTTGTCTTAAAAATGACATAGCTTTTATTTTTGCTAAAGTAGGATTAGAAACCTCAGTTTCAAAATATTCAATAATAGAAGCTTTATTTTTAATATCTGTAAGAGTAATCTTAAAAGTTTTTTTCATAATATTATTATAGCGCTTTGCTTTTTTTTGTAAACCTTAATTATTTTCTTCAAAAACTCTTAGATTTTTTAAACTTCTCCAGCCATTTTTGGTTTCTACAAAACAACCATTTAAAATAGAATATTTAGTTTTTAAATTTGTTTCGCTTCCATAAGAATAACATGCAAATTTTTCTAGACCATATTGGAGAGCAAAAACCCCAATAAAAATTGCAATAATAATTGCAGGATGGATTACTGATTTATATTTTTTGTTCATAATAAAAATATCATACTGCATATAGATATTTTTGTAAACCTGGAATTTTAAATAAAAACATATAATTTAAATTGGTGTGGCATTTAGGACGCAAAAATAAATAAATTTTCTTATTAAATAATTTTAAAGATAATATATGAAATTATATGATTATCTACATTTGCTTTCTGAAAATGATTATAAAGGTCAACATACTGCACCTGATAAAGAAAGCGGTTCACCTTTGTATGACTTAACTTTAAATGGTACATATCCTAATGATATTTATTCTTCTAAAGCAAAAGAATATTATGGCACAGGAAGCTCTTATGATTCTATAACTATAAATATAATTCAATCTTATAAAGATAAACCTAATAAAAGTATTACAATTTATAGAGCATTACCCGATCTAAATAAACAAGTAAATAAACAAATAAAAGATATAACGTATTTATTTTCTTATAAAGATAAATATAGCTTTTTTCCCATGTCGCTGAATAAAGGTAAAATAGTTCATCCTATATTATATTCATTAGAAGATAAATATTCTTATGAAGATTATGAATATGATGAAAGACAAAATTTAATTATAAAAGATTTAGAAAATCAAATAATTAAATTACGCTCTCAATTAAAAAAGCCTTTAAAAATAAATAAAGGTGATTGGGTAAGTATTACAAGACAATACGCTAAAGATCATGGCGACTCGGCTTTAGATGATTATAAAATTATAAGTAAAAAAGTACAAGCAAAAAATATTTATACGAATGGAGACTCAATACACGAGTGGGGATATGATCCTTAAATTTAAAATAAGTATTTTTATTAAATATTTTTAAAAATAATATATGAAATTATATGATTATTTTTCTTTGCTTTCTGAAAGTGGACTTTTAGGCAGCAATTTTCCTATTCAAACGTTTACAATAAATCCTAAATATCCGCATAATTTAAAAGATTTAGCAAATTATATAGTTATGCTTTATAAGATATTATATGGTAAAAATAATGGGCTGCAAAATTATACAAATGAAAAATTAAAAATTGATTTTTTTTGGGAAGGAAAAAAATATATATCCAAAAAGCAAAAAATCAAAGGAAATATAACTGCACAAAATAAAACTAAATTTCTTAATTTTTTAAATCTTACAAATCTTTTAATTAAATATGGTACTATTAATAATCAAAATATAATTATAAGCGATAATCCAAATGAAAAGAAAAATATTAATTCTTTAAAAAAAGCAAATCTTTTTATAAACAATAAAAATAATAATGAATTTTTTAATATAGATGATAACTTTTTTAGAAATGAAATTATTAAAAAATTTAAAATAGAAATTCTTATTTCAAATACTAATACTAAAAAACCAGTTAAAGTAAGTATAAATCCATGGAATATTTCAGCTAGTTCTAGTTGGGGTGTTAATGTATTGCATGATTTGTTTCATATAATTATCAATCCATCTACTGTTTCTAAATTTAATCGCGGAGATTTAGGCTCTTTTTTAATGCCAGTAGGCTATACACATGAAGAGTTATTGCAAGAAGTGCCGGCATTAATGACAGATGTACATAAAAAATTATTTGAAAAACCAAACACTAAGCATGTAAGTAGATATAATCAAAAACCAATAGACTATATAGATAACCCTCCGGTTATGTTTACATTTTTTATGAATATATTAAGAAATACAATTGTTTTTAATTATATGAAAACATTAAACAAAAAAGAATTAAAACAATTTCAAAAAAATCCAGGAGCAGCTGTATCCCAATTATTATCAAAAGATAGTATTGTTAAATTTGACGATGTATTAGAATATTTTAATGAATATCCGGATTTTCAAAAAATATTAAAAAGAACACAAAGCATGCTTCAAAATAAAAAACAAAAAGTAGAAGAATTAAATAAACAAATAAAAGAATATGAAAAAAATGGCGATGAAGATAAAGAGGATGAAGCTAGAACATTAAAATTTAAATATAATAGATATATATCTGATATTGATAATAATGATAATTTTATAACTTTTAAATATATAAAAAGCCCTGAATCTGATTATTATGAAGGAATAGATAGAATTATTTTTAGCTTTATGCAAAGATCGCATAAATTTTTAACAAAAACAGGACAAAAGGTTGGAGAATCAGAATTAAAAATTACTAATTTTTCAAAATATGTTGATGATTGTGTTATGAAATATAATAAAACTGTAATGGAGCCATTAAGCTTCTTTCAAATGGAGAATTGAATGAATTGGAATATATATTTAGAAGAAATACAAAAAGCAATTGTATATCAAGAATTAGTTGTAGCTAATATTGGTAATATATCTTTAAAAAAAATGAATACTGAAGATGCAAAGAATTTAATAAATTTTTTAAATAAAATTGGAAAAAAAATTACTTTTGAACAATTATTATTAATTAAGTATGATAAAACAAAAATTGAAGAGCAACAATTAACGCAAATTCGATCTGAATTAGGTATATTATTAAAAAATAAAAAATTTACTAATGATGAATTATTAAGTTTTAAAACTTTTTTAGAAACAAATTGCTATTTTGATTCTGGTTATCATTATTATTTTAAAGTTAATTCTCAAGTTTATTCTTTAAGTTTAGGTGAAGATCCATTAGATGATGAAAATTGGAGATTTGTTACGAAAACAATATCTTTTGATAAAGCTATTTATTTTGCACAATCAGAGGGCTACAAACAAAATCCGTTATCTAATGAAGAGTTATCAATTCTTTTTGGTTCTATAAAATCAATAATAGAACAAGAAACTAATCCAAAAAAAGATGTTTATATGTGGAGGCCTATATTAGAAAAACATGAAAAAGAATTTGAACATGCTATTAATAATATATTTGAATCATTACAAGATATATTTTCTTTATATTTGGCAAGAATCGAAGAATCTATAAAAACAAAACCTAATAAAAAACAAATAGAAGATTTAACTGAAGAAATAAATGATGAATTATCTGATTTTACGAATATTGATTTAAAAATAAAAAATCAATTTAAGAAAAAAATATTTGATTCAATTCAAAAAAATGCAAAAAAAACTAAAAATAAAATGCTTGCTTTTTTAAATATGGCGTTTGAAGGTAATTTAGATAAAAATATTTTTGGCAATAAAAAATATAATGCAATTACATTTTTTAAAGAATTTGATTTAATTAAAAATGATGTATTTAAAAATATTAATGCAAAATCTGGACGTTCAAGGATATATGAAGGCTTAATAAAAAGAAATTTTAAAGGATGGCAAGTAGAACCATCTTCCTATGGTATTTTATTTTCACAAAAAGATTTAAAAACATATATGAGCTATATTTCGAAATATCTATAAAATTATAGCGCCACCTTATTAAGGTGGCAATTACATTGTTTTATTTAGATTTATTTGGAGCATTAAATATCATAAGTATTTTATTTTTAAAAACTCCAATAAGATTCATTTTTTCCATTTTATTATAACCAGCCTCAGCTGATTCACCAAATTTTTCTTTTATTCCATCTATATTATGATATAGTCTATTCCAAATTTTTTTTAAATTTTCTTCAATTCCAGATGCACCTGAAATATTTAAATTAGCAAAAATTTCAAATATTTTGTTTTTGTTTTCAGTTAAAATATTAGTTAAAATATTACCTAAATCGGAATCATTACCTTCCATTTCTTGTATTACTTGTAAATATTCTTTAAAACTTTTCATTATTTAATAATCCTCTAATTTATTTTTAAATAATTTTATATTTATTTATTAAAAATATATTTAAATAAATAAAAGGTATAATCATGCAAAATCTACAAGAATATTTACAAGTATTTAAAAATATAGTTGAGAAAGAAATTATAAACGAAATTAGCCAAAAAGCTTTTACTATGCAAGTAAAAGGCAATGTTTTAGATAAACTTGATTCAAATTTTGCGGCTAATCTTGATGCAAATACAGATAGTATAGAATCTATTGTAAAAGAAACAGAAGGTGTGTTTGCGGATTTAGAAAACCAATCAATGGATTTTATAATAAAAAGATTTAAAGATATATCAAGAGGATTATGTTTAAAAGCAATTAATCAAGTATATTCAGATAATAATATTAAAAAAATTACATTAAATCAATTAGATAATATATTAACTACTTTAATAAATAAATATTCTCAAATTAAATCTTCCGGAAAAGAAGGGCAAACACTTTCTATACCGAATGCAGGTCTTGAAATTAAAAATTTAATTCAAAATGAAATATTACAAAAAAATAATATTTCTAATAGACCAACAAAAGAACAAGAAGGTATTTTTAAAGATAGCAAAAAATTTTCCGATGAATTTTTAAAAACTTTAGAAGGTCAAGAAATATTTAAGGAATTAGAACAATTATATAAAAAATTGCCAAATGATGAAAATTTTAAAGAAGCTTGTAAAAAATTAAGTTTTATGGTTACATTACATATAAGATTAAATCAAGTATATATAAATGGAAAATATGATGGTTATTTAGAAGATATACTTAAACCAAATGATAAAATATTATTAACTGCTCAAAAATTAAGTACGGATCAATATGCAAATGTAATTAAAGATTATGAAAAATACATTAAAAAACAAAACCCTAAAATTCTTTCTAAAATAAAACCTACTAATCTTATTGAATTTAAACCTAAGACAATTGAAAATGAAAAGAGTGGTGCAAAAGCTGTAAAAGCACTACAATATACTTTGCCAGCTTTTAAATCAAAAATTGGCGAAAAAGTATGTAGCGGCGCGGGTGCTTGTGCTGCATATTGTTATGCAGCAGCAGGTACCTATCAATATCCATTAGGCACTTTTAAAAGTGAATTTTCATTAATGTTTTCTTTATCTAATGAATTTGTTCCAGTAATGAGAGCTCATTTATTAAATCTTATAAAAAGTATGAAAAATAAATATTTTATTATGTTTAGAATACATGATTCTGGTGACTTTTATAGTGCTAATTATCTTAAAAAATGGATTAAAATTGCTAAAATATTTCCAAATATTTATTTTTATGGATATACAAAACAAGTTGATCTTTTACCAAAAATACTTCCACCTAATTTTAAATTTACACAATCTTTTGGCGGAAGAAATGATGTTTTTTTAAGTAAACTTTTAAAAATTAAATCTAATCCTAAATTTAATAAAATAGAAGATTTAACAGAAAAAGAAAGAAAAGCTATAATTAGATATTTAAATATCAATACTAATCCGGAAGAAAAAATAACAGAACAAGATTGGGATGAAGAAAATTTTAAAAGAATATTAAATAATTTAAATATATCGCAAGTATTTACATCAAAAGAGGAATTTGAAAAATATAAGCAAAATTTTCCAAATTTAAAATGGGAATTAGTTACAGATGATGATATTCCAGCTGTAAATTTAAATGTTAATGCTATAGCGTTAATAGTTCATGGAACAAACTCTGGAAAATTAAAAGAAAAAAAAATACAAATATACAATCCAACTAAAAAAGATAAATTAAAATAATTTTGAAGTTTACAAAAAAATTATCTATAATAATTGAAAGTGGATTTTTAGGTAGTAATTGGAAATTTACAGATTTTAATTTTAATCCTAAGAATCCAAACAATTTAAAAGATTTAGGCAATTATATAATAATGATTTATCAGATATTATATGCAGAAAGAAATGGATTACAAAAATATACAAAACAAAAATTAAATCTTAATTTAGATTATAAAGATAATATTAAAAAGTTTGAATTTGAAAAAAATGATTTATTAAAATTTTATACTTTCTTAAGAATTATAAAAAAATTAATAAATAAAAAAATTGAACTTAAAGACATTAATAAAATAATTAATCAAAAAGATAAATTTAATATATCAGATTCTTTATTTAAACAAATAAAGAAAAATTTTATTATTGAATTTTCTATTATTAATATTAATTCAAAAAATAAAGATTTTCATATAATTAAAATAAATCCTTTTGATAATTATGATTGGATTAGAAATATTTTACATGAAATAATACATATTGTAATTAATCCAAAAACTGTTTCTAAATTTTCAAATAAAAATTTTGGAGATTTTGATAATCCAATTGGATATTCTAATAAAGAATTATTAGAAGAAATTTCTGCATTAATTACCGATGTTAATCTTAGCAATCTAAATGAATTTGATTTTGAAGATGAACAAATAAAGAAAATAAAAGATACTGGTAAAATAATTAATTTTGCTGAAAATCCACCCAATAATGTTGTATTCCCATTTTTCTTACATATATTAAAAAATACAATTATATTTAATTATTTAAAAACAGTTAAAAGAAAAGAAGTTCAAAATTTTTTAAAAAATCCAAGTGCTGAAATTAAAAAAATAAATTTTGAAGATGTACAAGTTAAATTTGAAGATATAAAAGAATATTTTAAAAAATATCCTTATTTTCAAAATATATTAGATAAAACAATGAATATTTTATCAAAAGATAAAAATTTTAATTTTAAAACAAAAATATTTAATTATAATTCAAAGTATCTTAAAAATAATTTTTATTCATTTATAGATAATATTATTTATAGATTTATGCAAAAGTCTAATAGATTTTTAACAAAAAAAGGTCAAAAGGCTGGAAAAGATGAAGGTAAGCTTGCAGATTTTCTTCAGCATGTTAAAAATTGTATTAATAATTATAATAAAACTATTAAATAAAAAATAATATAGTCACTAATATTTCTATTAGTGACTAATAAAATTTAAGCTGTTACTGGTTCTTTGATTGTGCTTAACCAGTTTTTAGTTTGTAGTGCTAAATGATAAGCTAAATTAACTGGAACTGCATTACCTAATTGTTGATATTGAGAATTTATACTACCCTTAAATTCATAATTGTCAGGAAATGATTGTATTCGCGCTATTTCTCTAACTTTAAGAAGTCTTGGTTCATAAGGATGTTGCGTATGTGTACTTCTCCAATTTGTTACTGTTGGGGAAGGTCTATCTGGATATAACTTTTTATATTGATTTGTAAATCGTGCTTTTGTTCTTAAATGATCTGGCAAGTCTAAATTACATTGACCAATTTGTAAAAAATCTAATCGTTCTTGTTGCTTACCACTCATAACGGGATAAAAATCATTTGGTAAACCATCACTAGATGGACTAATTGCTTCCCATAATGTAATCGGTATTGCAGTTACAGGAGCAGGATAATCCCAAGTATTTGGCAAATCTTTGCGCGTTCCAACAATAATTACTCTTTGTCGCGCTTGTGGTACATCATAATCTTTTGAATTAAGGACTTTAAATTTTGTATCATATCCGGCTTCATCAAATGTTTTTAACATCCAATCTACAAATTTATCACCATGAATTGTTTTCATAGAAGCCATGTTTTTAACATTTTCCATAATAAACATTTTTGGTTTAGCAAATCCTAATATTCTTGCATATTCTAAGAATAAAAAGTTTCTTGGATCTTCTGCGTCTCGCTTACCATTTTGTAAAGAAAAACCTTGACATGGTGGTCCACCTATAATCAATTCTACTCCATTTGGAAAATGAGGTAATACGCTTTCTTCTGTTAAATTTCTAATGTCGCCTTCGATAAATGGAACGCTAGGGTTATTATGTTTATAAGTTTCCGCTGCTGCCTTCCAGATGTCATTTGCGAGCCCGACAGTGAAACCAGCTTTTTTAAAGCCTACACCGAAACCACCTGCTCCACAAAATAAATCTAATATCAATGTTTTGTTCTCCTTATGTTTTATTATATCCAGACTAATTAAAAGTGTCTAATTTTTTTTAATTAGCCGGACATTCATCTTCTTGAAAATATTGTTGTTGCTTTTGCTGATGTTTTAATTGTTTAACTTCTTGTTTAACTTCTTGTTTAACTTCTTGTTTAACTTCTTGTTTAACTTCTTGTTTAACTTCTTGTTTAACTTCTTGTTTAACTTCTTGTTTAACTTCTTGTTTAACTTCTTGTTTAACTTCTTGTTTAACTTCTTGTTTAACTTCTTGTTTAACTTCTTGTTTAACTATAAATTGTTGATTATATTTATTATTTATTGTTGCACTATTTTTTGGTAAACTTATTAAGGCAATAATAGAATAACATATAATAAAAAAAATAGGAAGAAACAATTCATGTTTCATTTTTTTATTATATACTTATATTTAATTGTTGTCTATTTTTATTTCAGTTTCTTTTATATTTTTAAATTCTGCTTTAATTTGTTGTTCAAATTGGGGCTTAGATAAAATTATATCTTTGTACTCAATTTTTATTTTTTTAATTAATTCGGAACATTCTTCTTGTATAGTTTTTAATTTTTTTACTGTTGCTACTTTTATTGGAAAATTTGAAAAATCTTCTATAATTATTTTTGATTTTAAATTACTATTTTTTAAAAAATCAATTAATAATTCTAATGCTTCTTTTAATAATGAAGCATCTTGTCTTTTATCTGTATAATAATTAATAAAATCAAAAAAATATATTTTTTCTATTGTATAATTTTTTACTATAAATTCATTCCAATCTACTATTGAGGTTATTTTAAACCCTATTTTTTTTGGCAATAAAACTTTAGATAAAAGTTCATCATTATCTTTCCAAAATTTTGTGCTAAATTCTCTAAGATTATTAAAATATGCAGAAGTCATTTGCTCTTTTAATTTATTAAAATCTTCTATTGTATATGGAGCGCCATTAAATTCAAAATCAGGAGTTTCTGATAATACTTTATTTACTATATCAAAATATTCAAAATCTCTAATAAAAGAAAAATCTGTAAAATCATTAGAGATTTGAAAATCATATTCGTCATAAGTTTTATCTTTCTTTTTTTTAGCTTTTAATGCAGTAATTATTTTTTTAATTTTGCTTAAATGTTTTTTTAATATATTAGCTTTTATTTTAACATTTTCATTTTTAAATTCTTGTAATTTTAAATATTCTTCTCTATCTAAAAAATCATAAGGAAAACCATTTTCATCTATAAATCTATCTTCAGAAGTAAATTCTCCTGAATTAATATATCTTTTTATACCTTCTTTACCTGGAATAGATGAAGTATCCATGTCGCTACCAAAAAGCGGTTGTCCTTTTAAAATAATTAAAGTTCCACCGCCAGATGGCATTGCCATCCAATTTCTTTCAAAATTTTTAAAAGTAGAAATTGGATTATTTTCTTGATTTTGATTTTGAATTAAATTATTTAATTCCTTTATTGAAGTAATATGTCCAAAAATACTTTGATATGTTACATTAATAGGAAATGCTTCTTTAGTTATTGGTATTAAATCATAAGTATCTCTTGAATTATAACCACCAAAGATTAATTCCCAATCTTCTTTATCGCCCCATGCTAATTTTTTATTTGAAGCTTCTAATATCAAGTTAAGTTTTGAGCAAAATTTCATTTAATTAATTTGGCTTTTGATAATAAAATTTACCCGTTTTAGTTTCATGAAAAACATTATATCCAGTATTTGCATAATTTTCAATCATTTTACCTTGTAATTTTTCATCTTCTATTTCTATTATTATATTTTTCCATCTATTTTTTAAAATTGGATCTTTGAAATCATCTAAAAGTTCGCTATAATCAAAAACATCATCAACTCCATCGTCCATTGAAACTTCATTCCAAGAATTATCATTCATATCTTCTGAATCACCATTTCCTGAATCACCACTTTGCCTTAATTCTTGAATTATTGTTAAATAATCATTAAACTTTTTCATATTTTTTCCTTATTGACTTTTTTTAATTCCAGATACTCTAACTTCAAAATCTACATTTGCTAGAATTTTATTTAAAAAATCTTTATTTGTTGCTAACATATTTGCTAATGTTTTTATTAACTCTTCTTTAGATGTTGGTAAACCTAAAAAACTTTCATCAATATTTTCATTCTCTAATATTACTTTTAAATTTTTTTCTATTTCTTTCATAATTTATTTTTATTAATTTTATCCCATTTTTGCTAATTTTTTAGTTAAACTTGCAACACTAAATACAGTAAAAAAATCAATAGTATTCCATTTTTCATCTAAACTAGGCCATGGAGAAAATAATGCACCTTGTTTTCCATAAGCTCTAATTAGTGTTGTGACATTTTTCTTTTTTATATGTTCTTCATCTAATTTCTTTTCTATAATAATTTTATTTTTTGGCAAAATTAAATCTTTAAAAATTAAATTTTTATTTAATATATAGGAAAATGTATTATTTAATATTATAGTATTATTAATAATTGACGTACAACCAATGCAATATTGAATTTCATGTGTTAAAAGAAAGCCTGAAATATTTGTCCACAATAATGAAATCACACTACCATCTCTATAATTTGGATGCACACATGCTCTGCTTATTTCTGCAAATTCATTTAATGAAAAATTATTTAAATCAAAAAGTTCAGATGCCAAAGTATCATTAAAATTATTATTAAATTTTCTTAATCTATAATAACCAACTAATTTTTTATCATTATTATATATTAAAAAATGATAACTATTATCATCATAATTATCCCAATTATCTTTAATATCATAACTATATGTTTCTTGAAATATTATATTTCTTAAACTTAGTATTTCATTTTTTATTGATTCTTCTTTTATATTTGATAATATACTGCAAATAAGCATTTAATCCTCTTTTAAAATAAAAAAAAAGGAGAGCAAATGCTCTCCTTTAGTATATCCAATAATCTTTTTTAAATTAGATTGTTGGGAAGTTTTGCATAAATAATCTTCCGTAAGCGTATTCGCCTCTATAGATTGCATTGCTAGCTGCGCCTGTTTCTGGATTAAAATCAGAATAAGTTTTTCCATATCGAGTATAAAAAATCTTGCTAGGATCACCAGTTTCAGGGTTAAGCAATGTAGGTGTTGCAGTAATTGGCAAATATGGAGCATGAATATATCCAGTATCAATTGCAGATGGGCCTTTATAACCAACAAGCAATTCATTCTTAACATATTGTGGATCAGTGTAAAACTTAATTCTGTTTCCAAGGGAACCAGCATAAGAAAGACCTTTTCCATCATAAGAAACACCAGAACCAACAAATCCAGGTACTCTATCTAAGAAAGCTAGTGTTACAGGGTTACCTACAACAAAGTTTCCTCTTCCTAATCTGCTTTGGTTAAGAATTTCTGCACCAAGACCATTGATTGCATCAAGAACTAATTTGAAAGAATCATCATAGTTTCCAGAAGTATTAGTTACAGTATTAGCTGCGTAATCTACAGAGTTTGTAATCGCCGCCATACTTCTAAGGTCATTAATGATCTCTCTATTAATTTCATTAGTTAATTCATACTTCATAATTTCCATCATTTCGTTTTCTAATGAAATACCATGATACGCTTGTGCATCAGTAATAGAATCAAGAGTGAATTTTCCTCTTAACATTCTTCTAATCAATTTAACAGAAAACTGATCAATTTGAACGCCAACTTCAGGAGCTTGTGCATTTGCTTCTTGATTATATTCCCACTGTGCAAC